AGGTGGAAATAGACCACCTGCAACGTTTGAAGCACAAACAGATCAAGCAATCACATATGTACCGACAAAAATTACAATGACAATAACATGTGTTCCAGTTGTTAGTAGAAATACTATTAGTAATGACTTTAGTGTTAAAGAATATGCAACAGGAAAATTATTGCGTGGATCACAAAACAATAAACCAGGAGTTTGGTAATGGCTTCCAATAACATATATCCACCGACAAGTCCATACAACAGAACAGAAATCACTGATGGCACATATTTAGGCATTATGGAACCATATCCAAAAATACCTAGATTGCAATCAGATGCATCTTTTACTATTACTCCGCAATATGAATTTAGACCTGATATGTTAGGAGCACAAATATTTGTTCCTACCATGGATACTCTTAAAAAGGTATTGAGTATTTAATGCCTAGTCCAACTGATGCACCAGGAAGAAGATTAAAGAATCCTTTAGGAGCCTTATCTTCTTATACATATCAACTAAGTTTGTATATGATTACTCCGGATGCATATGATGCTTTTAATGCAACGGGTAGAAGATCAATTAATGCATTACAAGAAGCAACTGGTCAAACTAACACAGGTGGTGCATATTTAATTGCACAGTCAGGTGGAATTAATAATGATCAATCTCAAAGAGCACCGGGATTTGATTTAGATTATTATATAGATAATTTCAAATTAAAACAAGCAATTAATGGTGAAGCCACTCAATCTTCTACTAATACTTATTCTGTGACATTTGATATTATAGAACCATACGGGTTTTCTTTTAATACAAAATTAAAAAGAGCAAGTGATCAATTACAATCATATTATAATGAAACAGGATATTCAGGTAATGGTGTAGTTGAAAACCCAAGCAGACAGTTTTTTATCATAGGTGTTAAGTTTTTAGGTTATAACGAAAATGGTGATTTAATATCCGGCGAAGAAGAATTTGAAGGAGATGTATTAGATGCAAATGCGAGTGGTAATTCTATATTTCAAACATACTATGATATTAGTATTACGGGTATTAAATTTTCAATTGAAGGTGGTGCAACAAGATATGCATTGTCAGGTGTAGCATTATCTCCCGGAAAAGCATTTGGTGTAAAAAGAGGTAGAATAGATTCAACTAAAACAATTTCTGGTCAAACATTTGATCAGGCTATGAGAGGCGGGTCACCAGATGCTAATGGCAATGATATACCTGGTAAAGGTCTATTCACACAAATTAATAAAATAGAACAGCAAAAGGTTGATCAGGGAGAAGCAGAGTTTGCAAATCTTTATTCTATAGAGTATATAGGAGATGGCGTAGATGCTATTAAAGATGCTAGACTTATTTTACCTACTGATACAGATAAAAGCAAATGGTGTGGACCAGACGGGGACGCATTAAACATATCTGAAGCAACTGATGCTGAAGCCGCGACAGCAGTACCAGACGATGCACATAGAAAAATAATATTTAATGGCGATACTACATTTATAGAAATCTTTGACGAAGTTCTTAAGGGTAGTGGTTATATGTATGACGCATTAAAAGCCATTTATAAAAGTCAGGCCACTCCTGATTTGACAACAGGAGAACAACCTCAAGAAGATCCGGGTAGTAATACAAAAGTTGCTTGGTATAAAGTAACACCGGTTATTCAAAAAGCCAAATGGGATAGTATCGTGGTTGATTGGGCATACCAAACTATTTTTAGAATAGAAAAATATGAAACACCTATTATTACTACGAGTGTTACTAATCCATCGACAGATTATTATGGTCCTCATAAAAGATATGAATATTGGTGGACTGGAGAAAATAGAGAAATTTTAGAATATTCACAAAAGTTAGATAATTTATTTTACAATGAAGTATTAGGAAATGCAAATTTAAATAATGAAGACAACGATCAAAAAGGTAGAGGCTCTGGTGGAGCCGCACAAACTCCTGTTGCAACAAACAAAAAGACATCTATGCCTACACTAAATGCTGTGGGTGGGGGAAGATCATCACAAAATGAATATGTAACAAGTTTGTATTCTCCTGATTCATATGCTACTGCAAAAATTAAGATATTAGGAGATCCAGACTTTTTAGTACAAGAACATCGAGGTAGCCCTGATGAAGTTTATCAAAGATTTTACGGAGACGATGGATTTAGAGTAACTGCAAACGGCGGTCAAGTCTTTATTGAAATTGACTTTAAAGAAGCAATAGATTACAATGGCGAAACAGGTGTAATGGATCTTAATGATTCTATTTTATTTTTTAGATATCCGGCGGCACTAGAAAACACAATTAAAGGAGTAAGTTATAAAATTATAACTATAGATAGTACGTTTAGTGAAGGAAAATTTACACAAGATTTATCTTGTGCAATTAATACATTTGCTGACCCTGAAGAAGAAGCAACAACGGGAGAAGAAGCAGGTTCACAAGAAGAAGGCGAAAATGAAAGTGAAAATAATGAAGGAAACGGCGAAACATAATGACTATTGATGTTTTTAAACCCAGAGGTAAATTAAAAAGGAATCAACCCGGAGCGGGAGTAGCCTCTGTAATTCAAGTACCTATTATCTGTACAGTAATGAGTACAGTAGATCCTACACATCAAGGTCGTATTGCAGTTTACCCTTCTGAAAATAATAATAAAGATGCATATAATTCTGATAATTGGATATGGGTAGGTAAATTAGCAACATTTGCAGGACAAACAGCACCTATAGGCCCCGATGATACCGGAGAGTACGGAACATATACTCAAAACCCTAGTTCATATGGACAATGGAATGCACCGCCCGATAAAGAAACACAAGTCATTTGTATATTTGTTAATGGTGATCCCAATTATGGATTTTATATAGGTACGATACCTAAACCAGAAACATTGTCAATGATTCCTGCAATTGGTGCATTTGAAAATGTAACTCTTAGTGAAGGCGAAGCACAATCATATGGTGGTGCAACAAGATTACCTACCACTAACATTAATACAAACAATGATGATATTGCTAATAGTGTTAATTATCTGAAAGATGCAAAACCCGTTCATAGTTATACTGCATCTATTATGCAACAACAGGGAGTTCTTAGAGACAAATATAGAGGACCAATTGGCTCAAGTGCAACAAGAGAAGCATCAAGTAGAGTAGGTTGGGGTGTAAGTACTCCGGGCAGACCTGTTTATTTAGGCGGAGCCACAGATGAAGATATTCCTAGCAGATTGGGTGATGAACCTGAAGACTTTAGAGTAGTAACAAGACGAGGTGGACACTCACTTGTTATGGATGATGGGGACATCATCGGCAGAGATCAATTAATTAGATTACGTACAGCATTAGGACATCAAATATTAATGAGTGATGACGGACAGATGTTATCTATCCTACATTCAAATGGACAATCATATATTGAATTGGGTAAAGAGGGAACAGTAGATGTCTTTAGTACAAACTCTGTTAATATTCGTACACAAGGTGATCTTAATTTACATGCAGATGAAACACTTAACTTAAGTGCAAAAAATGTAAACATAAATTCATCTGAAAATACTGTATTAAATGCAGACAAAGAATTTAAGCAAAGAGTAGGAGAAGATTATAGTCTTTATGCAATACAAGATTTGAAAATAAAAGCGGATGCGGCCCTTGCAATAGAGGCAGAAGGTCAAGTAGGCATAAAATCTGGTGCAGAAATATTTAATGAAGGAACAAAAATACATTTAAATGATGGAGCAGCCAGTTTGTCTCCTGACGTAATTGAACCAATAGAACTTATTATGCATCCGGATACTTTATTTGATGATGTCAAAGGTTGGGCTGCCGCACTAGCAAAACTTCCAAGTATTACTTCACGTGCGCCTGCTCATATGCCTTGGATGAACGCAAACCAAGGTGCAGACGTACAAGTAGACCCATCGGCAGCAGGCGCACTTCCTGCAAGTCCAGTAGATACAATAGCAGATTTAAATGCAGACTTAGCAGGTGATTTAGGAGGACCTACGAGTCTACCAAATCCTACAACTGCCGCATCAATTAGTGAAGTAAGCGGAATTAGTAAATCATTAGATAAAAATGCTACGTCTCAAATGTTGTCCGGTGTCCTATCAGATACAATTGATAACCTCGGAGCATTCGCCACGACAACACTCGGCGGAACACTTACTAATATGACTAATAATGCTATTGGACCTGCAACAACGGCAGCCGTAGGTCTATTTGGTCAAACTCCATCACAAATGACTCAAGGTGGAATTCTTAAACCTGGAGCGGACATTATGGTTAATACCTTAATTTCAGCCAATGCAGGAGATATAGGAAGCAAGTCGTATGCAGAAATACCTGGTGTGTCTAACCCACTTACAACTGATTCTTTATCCTCGGTTATGCCTGCATCAATATTTTCCGGAAAAGCAGGAGTCAACTCATTACAACAATTCACAAACTCATCAGGAGCACAAGCAAAGTCGGCTGTACAAGTAATGCAGAAAGGACAAAAAGCATTACAGACATTAGGAGCAATGACAGGTAAAGAATCACCAGGTGGAGTAGGTGCTATAGTACAGGGTACAATGTCAACGTTGAGTGATAAAGGAAATTTAACAAACAATGTGAAGGATGTATCAACTATAATTACAAAATCTATTGGATCAAATGATAATATTCCTGCATCAGCAACTCAAGTGTTAAACAGCATGAAAACTGGTGCAACAGCAATGCTGGCATCTGAACTTTCTGGTGGGGCAGGTGGTATTATATCAGCATTAGACACACTTAATACTAGTGGACTTGATTTACCGGGCGTAGGCGCAGATTTAAATATTGGTGCGGCGGCATCATCATTCAAGTCTATTGTAAATTCATTCCCTGTTTTACCTGCTAATAGCCCTGTTGATTTGGCAGCAACAGCCGGTGCAGCCGCGGCCGCAGTAGCAGGTGCAAGTGCAGGTATGACTGGATTAGATTTAGTAAATACTGACTCAATTAGTTCTGGTCTTGCAGACGCAGTTGGAGCCGGAGGCGCCGGAATAGATTCATTCTCTGGCGCATTAACTACAGCATCAGGTGCCGCCGCACAAATAGCAGCCAGTGGCGATCCGGGAGCAGTAGCAGCCATTAATAATGCAGTAAGTGATATAAATGCAATTGCAGGTGATCCAACAACTTTAACACAACAAGGATTACTACAAGCCGCGGCATTAAACGTACAAACAGGAACATCTTCAAAAATATCAGGAGCAATAGCATCGGGTGTAAGTCAACTGCCAGGTGGACAAAAACTCGCCGGCTCTATAGTAAACAATGCACTAGGAGCAGTTAATCCTATATCAGACGGGTTAGGTAAAGTAACTGATGCATTATCAGACTTAGGAGCCGACGCATATGCCGGCATTGATGCAGGTAATCTAGCATATGAAGGATTATCCGGCTTAGGAAGTATCAAAGATGACTTTAATTCAATGACAGATCAATTAACAGGTAAAGTAACTGGAGCTCTGAGTAGTGCATTAAGTCCAGGAACAACTGCCGCATTACAATCTGCATTGTCATCATTAACTGCAGGTGGTGGCTCAACTATTAAACTACCTGTTGTTGCAGTCAATACATATGATCGATCTAGTATTACAAACTTAATAGATTCTGTGTTAGGAGATCCAATTGTACCTAGACCGAACTTATTAGGTGAAATACCCTCAGGTACAATTAGTGCTATTAACACTATCACACAATTAAAGAAAACATTATCAAACGACATACAACAATTAAGTGTGTTATCTAAAGGAATTGCTAAGACAAAAGCGGCACTATTCGAGGCACAAACAAACTTCCCTGCAGGGTCACCAGAGATTGCGGCGGCAGAAGCGGCATATCAACAAGCCGCTTCTTCGACTACATATGCGACATTAGTACAAAAAGTTAAAGCCGCAGAACAACAATTTAACACTGTTAGTGTAGACCTAACGATTCAACCAGAAACGAATCCGTTTAGTGATATAGAAAATTTATTAGATAATGTTTCCTCCGCCGGCAATACTGCTGATTCTTTTGCATCTGAATCAGACAATAATAACTCTAATATTGGCGATTCAAATTATACTTTATTCTCAATCGATGACATTGACCAAACCGATAAGTACTATGATGAAAACACATATTCAAATATACTAGCAACTATTGCAAAAACGTATGTTCCTAAAGATAAAACTCAGTTTACAGACGAGCCCTACTCGACTGACTATAAACCTGTTATAACAGGATATCCGGCTCCAGACAACACAGTCGAAAGTGTAACCGGTGAAGATATCGGAGATGGCCCATTAACAGTTACTGATGGACAAGGTGGTGTTGGTCAAGATGTTTACACAGATTATGGAATAATTACGGTAAACGAAAACACAGGAGTTGGCGGCGGTGGTTTAAAATGGTACTATAATGGTACTAATTGGAAGTTAAAATAATAGGGTATAAATAGTATCATGGCAACTTACGTAGGATTTTCAACAATAAACGCAGACAAAGCACGAACGGTTAATCCTGTGCCGGCTATTGATGGACAAGCAAACGGCATAACCAATCCTATTATTTTTGGTAAAAAGTTTAGATTAACTGATGAACAACTTGTTATACAAGATTTAGTTAATGCACTTAATATTAGACGCGGGGAAAAAGTAGGCAAACCTAATTATGGCACTACATTATGGGACTTTATTTTTGAACCTAACACAAGTGACATTCAAACTGCGATACAAAATGAAGTTAGACGAGTTGCTGGATTAGATCCCCGTCTTATAATTAATACAATCCAAGCATATCCTAGAGAAAATGGGATATTAATAGAAGTTCAATTATCTATCACTCCATACAATAATGCCGGAGATATAGCATTATTCTTTGATTCTCAGACAAATACAGCCACAGTAGCATAAAAAAACTCGGTTTTTCCATAAAGATAAATACTTGAAACAGGGAAAAACTATGGCTACAAGTTCAAGGCAATCAGGACTCTTTGGAGTAAATGATTGGAAAGCAATCTACGAAACCTTTCGTGAGGCAGACTTCCGATCATATGATTATGAGACTTTAAGAAAAAGTTTTATTGATTATATTAGACTCTATTATCCTGAAAAATTCAACGACTATATTGAAAGTTCGGAATATATTGCTTTACTTGATGTTATGGCTTTTATGGGTCAAGGTCTTGCTTTTAGAAACGATTTAAACACACGTGAAAATTTCATTGACACGGCCGAACGCAGAGACTCTGTAGTAAAATTAGCAGACTTAGTTGGCTACACACCCAAAAGAAATTCTTGTGCATCTGGATTTTTAAAAGTAACTACAGTTAGAACAACTGAAAATGTTAGAGATGTAAATGGTGTTAATTTAAGTAATACACCGATTAGTTGGAACGATCCATCTAACAGTAATTGGTTAGATCAAATGAATACCATATTCAATGCGGCAATGGTAGATTCGCAAAGAATAGGCAGACCGGGAAATACATCTGATATTTTAGGCGTAACAACAAGTGAATATGGAGTAAGACTACCTGAAGGTACGATGCCAATCGTACCGTTTACATCACAAGTCGACGGTCAAGGTATGAACTTTGAACTAGTAAGTGCAACCTCACTAGATGAAAACTACATTTACGAGATTCCACCTGCACCGACTAATAAACTTAATATGTTATACAGAAATGATAAATTAGGTTTCGGTAGTCCTAATACAGGATTTATGTTTTTCTTTAAGCAAGGATCATTAACGCCTTTTAATTTTAACTTTCAACAACAAATTTCAAACCAAACAATTAATGTTGATGTCTCGGGTGTCAACGAAACAGATACTTGGTTATATCAAGTAAGTGCAGATAACACATTAGGTTCATGGAAAGAAGTAGAAAATGTTTATGCAGATGCATACCTACAAACAGAATCAAGTGATAAGAAAATCTTTTCTGTAAACTCACGTGTAAATGATCAAGTTACATATGTATTTGGTGACGGTGTATTTTCAGAAATGCCCGTAGGTAACTTTAGAGCATATGTAAGATCAAGCAATGCATTGACATATACTATTGACCCTTCTGAAATGAACGGTGTCAGTGTCTCTATTGTGTATGTTGACAGAGTAGGTAGTACTCAAACTATGTCGATGACCTTTTCATTGCCCGTTGTAGTATCAAATGCTCAAGCAAGAGAACCTATTTCGGCAATCAAACAAAGAGCGCCAACAAGATATTATACACAAAATCGTATGGTTAACGGAGAAGATTATACAAACTTCCCTTATACTCTTTATAACTCTATTATTAAATCAAAAGCAATCAATAGAAGTTCTATCGGAGTATCTAAAAACTTAGATTTACTTGATCCAACCGGAAAATATTCTAGTACAAACTCATTTGGAGATGACGGTGCGTTGTACCAAGAGTCCGGCGACGGTTTCTTAACATTGCAAGTAAACAATACATCAGATATCATTCAGTTCTTTACAGATGATTTGGCATCAGTACTTGCATTAAATCGTGCTAATCAATATTATATACAAAATTATACACGTTATGCATATCCAGGCACGGGCGGCGGTAGTACTTTATATTGGAAAACAAGTTCAGTAGATGCGTCAAGTGAATCTGGTTATTTTTATTCACTCAACGGAACAATAGAACAACCTCAGCCTGTAGGAACATTTACAACGACTAATGCAAAGTATGTAACTCAAGGAGCATTATTAAAATTTGATGCACCAGTTGGATATTATTTTGATGCAGACAATCGTTTAGTTGCAGGTGTCCCAACTGGTGGAGAAAAGAATTACATATGGTCAACAATATTAAATGTTGTTGGCGATGGCAACAATAACGGAGAAGGAACATTTGCAAATGGTAAGGGACCGGTAACAGTAAATGGTTATGTACCCAACGGAGTTTTACTTACAGAAATTATTCCAGTGTTCGATAATTCTTTATCAAGTGAAGTCATACAAGAAGCAATTCTTAAAATAGAATTACAACAAGATTTCACTTTAATTTTTAATAACTCGTTATTGATTAACCAAGAACGTTGGTCAATCGGAGCGGCGTCAAACGCAAACTACTTTGTTAAGTTTACTAGTTTAGGAAACAATCGTTATACTGTAACATATAAATCATTAACATATTATTTTGGTAGTGTTGCTGATACAAGATTTACCTATAGCAAAGATGAATTAGTATATGATCCGTTTACTGGTAAAATTATACAAGACTTTATTAACATGTTGGGCATTAATACAGTGTTTAATACTGCAACTGCATTAGGTGCAGATACTAAAGTTAATATTTTAGGACAGACTGTTGAATCAGATGGTTATGTAAATGACTTCCAAGTTGAAGTAGCCGCTACAGATGTTAATAACGGTCAATTAATATTAGACCCAGACTTCTTTAATGACATTACTGGTTTTGTAAACAACGGCGCAAACATAGGTGTGTATGTTTTCTTTAGAACTATTACAGATCCTGTTAATTTAACAAGGCAATTGATTGTGCCTAGCACGGATGTCGTTTATACATACGGAACTAAAAATCAAATTGAAATTGTAAAATATGAATTCCCGGTAGGACAATTATTTTATGCATTCACAGACAATAAATTTTATAAGTCAGTGCAAGATCCTACAATAACTACACCTAACTATATTATGACTGAACAGTTAGATTATTCTATTAAGTCAGGTAGACAAGGATTAGATTATCAATACAGACATAATGCAAATAATACAACTCGTATTGATCCAGCAACTACAAACATTATTGATTTATACTTAGTGACACAAGCATATTATACTGCATTTAATAATTATATTAAAGACACGACAGATACAGTTAAACAACCTAATCAACCAACACTTGATGAATTGAATACTGCATATCCATTAGTGCAAGATTATAAAATGTTGTCAGATTCAGTTATATTAAATAGTGTTACGTTTAAACCATTGTTTGGAGCGAAAGCAGATCAATCATTGAGAGCAACTATTAAAGTAGTAAAATCACAATCAACAAATGCATCTAATAGTGAAATTAGAAGTTCTGTATTAGCGGCAATAGATAGTTATTTTGACATTAACAATTGGAATTTTGGCGACACTTTCTTCTTTTCAGAATTAAGTGCGTATCTACATGAACAAATAGGAGAACTAGTGAGTTCGGTTATACTTGTTTCAGACGATCCAGAAAAATTATTTGGTGATCTTTATGAAATTAAATGTAGACCATACGAAATATTTGTAAACGCGGCTACTACAGAAGATATTGTAATCGTACCCGCATTAACTCCTGCAACAATGCAGTCATAAGGTTGTAAATTAAATATGGCAAAGATCAGAACATTAGAGTTTTTACCTGAGATATTTAAAACCTCTACCAATGCACAATTCTTAGGTGCAACCCTAGATCAACTAGTCAACGAACCCAAAACAGAAACATTGCAAGGGTACGTTGGAAGTAAGTTTGGGTACGGCGTTAATGCAAAAGATTATTATGTAACTGAACCAAACAAAACAAGAACAGATTATCAATTAGCACCCGGTACTGCATTTTTAAATACAAACCAATCTACTGCTAAAGACTTTTTAACTTATCCTGAACTTATCGATGCACTGCAACTTAAAGGTGGTGTAACACTAGATAATTCTCGTTTGTTTAACAGTCAATTTTATTCATGGGACTCTTTTACAGACTTAGATAAATTAATAAACTTTAATCAATACTATTGGATACCAGAAGGGCCTCCGGCAGTCACTGTTGCTAGTGCTACAGTATTCTCAGAATCTGATTACATTGTAACTGACACATCAAATGCATACAGTATTAAAGCATTAGGTGCGGCATCAGGTTCTTTAAATCCTACTTTAACATTGTTACGTGGCGGGTCTTATAGATTTGCAGTCAACCAAGAAACTCAATTTTGGATACAAGGTGTACCAGGAACAACTGGCTTAGACGGCGCACAGAATACTAGAGATGTATTAGGTGTTAACAACAACGGTGCAAGTACTGGTTATGTAACATTTACTGTGCCGAGTAGAGAAGCACAAAATGATTTTTTATTCCCCGGAGAAAACACAGTAAGTGTTGTAAGTACAAAACTATTTTCAGAAGTCAACGGATTAACAGTTAGTCAAGTAGGAAATATTGACGGTGTTACTTCACTAGAAGGTCTTACTGTTATGTTCTATCAAACAGAAGAACCAAATGAAATAGGATTCGTACAATCTTTCTTTGATGAGAATGGTGCAAACTATGATGTTAATTTAACATCTCCTGAAATCGTTGCTCCTGTAACTTTATCGATTGATGAGACAACAACATCACAACTTAAATTGTCATCTGGAACAACAACAGACTTAGTTACAAATCAAACTGTTACATTTACAGCAGTACCTGAAAATGATCCGTTGCTTGGTGGACTAGACGTTGATACAATTTATTATGTAAAAGACATAATTGATTCGACTTCATTTACTATTTCATTAACGTTAAACGGCCCGACATTATCATTAGTTGCTGAAACAGGCTCAATGGTAGCAAATATCAACGAAGGTTTATGGGAAGAAGGCTTTTATACAAATGTCAATGAAAACTTTTATACAATTACATATGTAGGTGACTCATCAGATCCGACAATTCGTTTAATTCCCGGTGGAGTGATACCGACTGAGGAAAAAATTACTGCTCAATTTGGTACAGAATTTATTGGCTTAGATTTTTATAGATCATTAGCAGGTGAAATTACAAGAGTACCTTATCTTTCAGCATTATTAGATACATTATACTACCAAGACGGGACAAATGCAAATAAAGTGGGTAGTATTAAGTTAATCGAAAGTAACTTAACAAACACTTTAGATGTTGATGAAGATATTATAGGTCAAAAAACATTTACATCAACAAATGGTATTGAATTTACAAATGGATTAAAAGTACAATTTGATGGAGATGTTATTCCTTCAAGTTATTTGACAGGTGAATATTATGTTCAGGGTGTCGGCGAATCTATTAATTTGATTCTGACCACAGACTTAACAGTACCAGAAGATTTTACAGGAACAAATTATATTCCTTATGACTCACTACCATATTCGATTGGTAACTTTGATACAGAGTTGTTTATTCCTGTCGACCAAGATTATATTACAATTAGTAGAAATTCTATTAATAAAAATGCCTGGTCACGTTCCAACAGATGGTTCCATATCGATGTTATTAATGCGACTGCTGATTACAATAAAGACCCATCTATTGTAACAACTTATGCTACAGGTAATGCAAAAGCAAAACGTCCGATTATTGAGTTTTATCCAAACTTAAAATTATTTGATGCAGGTACAATTGCAAAGGCACCTGTAGATTTTATTGATACAAGAACAACAAATGCATTCGATCAAGTTGCAAACAAACAACAGTATTATCCTGACATAGAAACATATACAAGTTATACAGCAACAATTGCAGGTGTAACAGGAACAAGTACAACGATTACTATTCCTACAACAGATATCTTTACATCATTTGATGTTAATATGTATGTAGCAGATTCTAATTTTGCTTTGCCTAATAATACACGAATTACAAATATTGAAATAGTTGGCACTAATACTGTTTTAACAGTTGAGTTTGCTAACTCAACAGTAGTTGGACAGACTAATGTATCAATTGTAGGCAGTGACACTACAGTCAACAACTATGAATTGTTTTCAGGCACAAGAATTATTTTTACTGCTGACACCAACTTAGAAGTTAGAAACAAAATTTATGTTGTCGGCTTTTCAACAATTACATTTGGATCTACTCCAGTTATAACTTTAACTGAAGCAGAAGATGCCTTATGTTCAACAGATGATCAAACAGTAGCAGTAAGAGGATATAATTATCAAGGTTCTACTTTTTGGTTTGATGGAACTGTTTGGGAAGAAGCACAACAAAAACTTACAGTAAATCAAGCACCAAAGTTTGATATCTTTGACAAAGACGGAGTATCATTCGGAGATACTACAGTCTATCAAGGTACATCATTTTTAGGTAACAAATTATTTGCTTACGGCAGAGGGACTGGAATCAATGACGCAATCTTAGGTTTCCCCTTACGATACTCAGCAGTAGACAATGTGGGTGATATTAGTTTTGATTGTTCTCTTAATGTTGATTCATTCTCATATGTAAGTGGAACAAATCCAGAAACTGAAAGAGTTAATACAGGTTACGTATATAATTATTCTACACGCACAGAAAAAACACGTGAGTTGGGCTGGCAAACAGCACTTGCCCCCTCAGTTCAATATCAAATATTTGAACTAGAATATAATAAAGGGTCCACAGCCGAATTTACGTGTGATGTTGCTGTAATTCCAGAAGCGGACGATTCATGGCCGCGTATACAAGTGTATGTAAACAATACATATCAATTAGAATCTACATACACAGTTACTGAGACAGATAATACAACAAAGATTACGTTAAATACTGCACCAACAGTAGATACACCAGTACAAATTTTAATACTAAGTAATCAAACATCTGATACTGCTTATTATAGCATACCTATAAACTTAAGCAATAATCCTTTTAACACAGATTTACAACTTGCAGACATCGGTGACATTAGATCACAGTACCAAGATATCTTTATTAATAATCCTAATTCAACTGGAACAATATTTGGCTCTAACAATTTAAGAGACTTGGGTAACTTAGTTCCATATGGTACAAAGATCATTCAAAACTCTGCATCGTTAGTATTACCGAGTGTATTTTTGCGTAAGTCAGAACATAACTTGTTTAATGCATTACAATATAATTCTGAGCAGTATGTAAAATACAAGCAACAACTTGTAAAGATTGTAAATGATATTGATTGGGAACAAAGATTTGAACCTAGTTATATTTTAGATACAGCATTAGAGCAAATAGTATCAGCAAAATCAGAAGGAGATTCTTTCTTTTGGTCAGACATGTTACCATCACAAGCACCATATAAAACAAACACATATACGTTTGCAAACGCATTGCAAGAGTCTATTTACCCTCTAGCCCAAACGTATGACTTTACAGAAGCAAACTATAAAGGAGTTTTAGTTTATCTCACAAGAACAACTAGTGGTGTAACAAAGACTACTCAGTTAATCAGAGACGTAGATTATGTTGTATCGACAACTTCACCTTCACTAACAGTAACAGAAGATTTACAAGCAGGTGATGTTGTTACTATCAAAGAATACAATCAAACATACGGTAACTTTGTACCTAATACACCTAGTAAGTTAGGTATGTATCCTAGATGGAAACCTGAAATCGTATTAGATCCAAACTATCAAACGCCGACATATATGTTGAGAGGACATGACGGATCGTATACATCTTTGTATACACTAGACTATACTCCTGCAACGGGTCTTACGGACTTTAGAGATCAAGCATTATTAGAATTTGAAACTAGAATTTATAATAACATTAAATTAAGCACACTTGTTCCTATTGAACGTTACGAAGTGTTACCCGGATTCTTTAGAGAGTCAACATATTCGACTGAAGATTATTTAAAAATTTATAGTTCACAGTTTTTAAACTGGGCTGGACAAAACAGAATCGATTATAAAACTCAATCTGGTTTTACAAAAGGTAATGAGTTTAGTTGGAACTATTATCAGTCAGGAAATAAATTAACCGGCACACCAATCGATCAGGGTTATTGGAGAGGAGTATATGAATACTTTTATGGTACATCTCAGCCAGACATAGCACCATGGGAGATGTTAGGGTTTACTGAAATGCCATCTTGGTGGACTAGTCGTTATGGCCCTGCTCCATATACTAGTGAAAACGGAATTATGTGGGGAGACATTGAAGCAGGTATTATTTACAATACAGGTGGAACAACTAGTATAACTGTCGATCAATTAAAACGTCCTGGCTTAAATAAAATTATTCCTGTTGATGACCACGGTGATCTTAGATCACCATTTGATGCAATAATAGGTGCATATGATGCTAATACATTACAACGTGATTGGAAAGTAGGAGACGATGCCCCAGCAGAATTCTCATACAGAAGAAGTTCATCTTATCCATTTGACTTGATGCGAATATTTGCATTAACTAAGCCTGCTGAGTTTTTTAACTTGGGATCAGATTTAGACAATTATAAGTATAACACAGAATTCAAACAATATCTAGTAAATGATAGAAGTCATTTAGATATTGGTGCTATTGACATCTACGGCGCTGGAACAGCAAAAACAAGTTACATAAACTGGATTGTTGATTATGAAAAACAACAGGGTGTTGATGCAACTACAGAAATTACAACTTTATTAAACAACTTAGATGTTCGTTTAATTTATAGACTTGCAGGTTTTAGTGATAAAACATTATTAAAATTCTTTGTTGAAAAAGCAACACCTAACTCTGATAATTCATCATTGTTAATACCAGATGAAAGTTATTCTGTGTTGCTACATGACAATCAACCCAACGATCAAATTAAATTTTCAAATGTTACAATTCAAATTGTACAAAATGGTTGGAAAGTATTCGGTAGTTCACAAGATCAAGCCTATTTTACAACTGATACTCCTGTTAGTAATGGAAATACTAATAAGATTGAAGTAGATTCATATACAGTTCAGATTGCAAATGACTACACTAGTACTGCGCCAAACGAAAAGATTGTTCCATATGGTACACAGTTTTATACATATCAAGCCCTTTCACAATTCTTAGCAAGTTATGGTTCATGGTTACAACGCAAAGGCATGAAGTTTGATCTAATTGAAAATGGTGCAGAAATAAATTGGAATACAATGATCAGAGAATATCTCTATTGGACACAATTCAATTGGGAAAACGGATCATTACTGACAGTTAACCCTTCAGCACAAGATTTGAAGATTGAAAAAGATAGTGACATCGTTCAACCATTAACAATTGAACAAGATAACTTTTTATTAAATCAAAACTTATATCCTATTTCAACTAAAGATTTATCAATAGAAAGATTAGACACCAAGTTCCAAGTAAAAACCCTAAATGTCGGTGATACTATGGGTTATGGTCAATTTAATATGAGTAGTATTGAACACGGTATTGTGTTTGATAATAATACAGTTTTTAATGATGTCATTTATAACTTAATTACAGGACTAAAACAAAATAGAATTTATCTACGAGGTACTAAAACTGCTGAATGGAACGGAACAGTTAATGCATCTGGATTTATTCTTAACCAAGACAATATTAAAGAATGGACAACTGCATACAAATATGCAAAAGGTGAGATAGTCAAATATAAAAATAAATTCTTTATCGCCAACAAAACAATTCAACCAAGTGATAAGTTTATAGAACTTGATTGGGCAGAAACAGACTACAACGACATACAAAAGGGTTTGTTACCTAACTCTGCCACACGTTCTTATGAAAGCACGTTGTATTATAATAGTACAAAAGCAAACTTAGAAAATGATGCAGATCAATTGTCGTTCTCTCTTATCGGATTTAGACCTAGAGATTATTTGGCAAGTGTAAATCTATCAGATATTACTCAAGTAAATGTTTATAAAAATTTAATTCAATCGAAAGGTACGACAAACGCAGTATCAGCCTTTAAAGGAACACAATTACCAACAGGCGGAATTGATTATGATGTTTATGAAAACTGGGCTATTCTATCTGGACAGTTTGGCGGAACACTAAACAGTAACTTTGTTGACTTTAGATTAGACCAAGCAAAACTAACAGGTAATCCTGGAATTGTATCTTTGACTGAAGGGATGCCTACGATAGGATCTCAGCAAGAAGTATCAGTACATAATCTGTTTAACTATGCAAGACCAATCGACGGGCCTGAAATTTTATCTACATTGAAAAGTGAAGATCCATTAAGTCTTTACCCTACTGCAGGATTTGTAAACTACAATGATGTTAAAATGGCCGCATATGATTTTAATTCATTAAAAAATAGAGCAGTTAATATTGACGGTAAACAAATTCCAATTAGTCAATTTTATGTAAGAGATTACATGTGGATTGCTAATTTCAAAGAGCAATGGAAAGTTTATTCAGTTAAGCCAATTGGACAAGTTACACAAGTTCAACCAAACAATGATAACACTACTACAATTACATTTGAAGAAAGACATACTTTATCAAAGTTAGATCCATTATCAATTATTGGCGTTGGCTCAAACATTGACGGCTATTATGTTGTAACTAAAGTTATTAATACAAGAGAAGTTGCAGTCAACTTGACACTAGAGCCGAGTTCTGCAATAAGACCTAATCAAGGATTAGGATTATCATTTGTGGATCAACGTGTAGCAAAACCAGGAGACATTGTAAATTTAGATTTAGTCGAAGCAGAGTTTTCAAAGAATACTGTTTGGGTAGATCAAGCAAGTGACGGTGGCTGGGGAGTATATCGTAAGTCAATCAACTATAGTTTAACAAACAATTTAAATCGTGCTGACGGACAAGAGTTCGGTAGTTCAGTAGCATATACACCTAGAATGGGTTATCTAATTGGTGACTCAGCCGCAGGTAAAGTTTATCGTTATGGCTTAAATCCTGTATCAAAACAATTTGATGAAGACACTGGAGATCGAATAACGGAGTCTACATCATTCGGTACAGCAATCGCATACTCTAACAATCTTTTTGTTATCAGTGAGCCTGAGACCACACCAACTACATCAACACTTAGAATTTATACTTTAAATGACTCTGTATTATCAGACGATATTATACCACTGCAATCTTTTACTTCATCATTTAGTTCAGGCACAAGTCTTGCAATTAGTAATGATCAAAATTATATTTTTGCAGGTAACCCTAGTAATAATTCGGTACAAGTTTATAACAGACAACGCATACCTTTAACAGCAGGTTATTTCAATATAGGTGAAACATACGAAATTACAAGTTTAGGAAATACGACCGATCAACAATGGAAAGACATTGGCGCAATAGAAGGTAAAGTAGGTATTATTTTCAATGCAACCGGCGTAGGTACAGGTACTGGAACAGCAAATCAAATTTCATATGAGGCGATAGATGATATCGATGGCACAGTCGCCCCAGTTAACGCAATAGCAGGGGATAAATTTGGTTTCTCTGTAAGTTGTGATAGCAATGGAGACACTATATCGATTGGCGCGCCTGAAACACAATCCCCAACTAATAAAACAAATTGGGGAAGCAACTTTGTATTCTCACGTTTAGTACAAAACATAGAATCACAATACACTGCGATACCTAATCAGCCACAACAGTATCCATTAGCATGGACAACATTATTTTTAAGTAGAACTGCAAGTGATGTAACATCAAGTGTGATTACAGCAAACGCATCAATGACTGGTTATAATAACGGTGATCCAGTAGTCTTTAATGAAGGTGGTAACTATGGTACTACAGGCATTACACCTAATCAAGTTTATTATTTGTCCGATATTACAGGTAGTACATTTAAATTAAAAGAAAGCAGATCAAGTGCTACGACACTAACTTTTACTGATGACACTGTTTCATTTACAGTCTTAGTACAGACAGAACCTTTACTAGTTTCAGTCAATGGCACAGTTGTTGATGATGATAACTATGGTGTCGGTGGAGGAACAGCAGACTTTAGATACTTTGGAGATATTAGAGCAGGAGATATTATTACTATCAGCACTCGTAGGATGCAATGGGTACAAACAATGGTGTCATATGCAGATGACAGAGTTGGTGTGTTTATGGGCTATGACTCTGATATGACTTCATACGGAAGTGAAATTTTAATCGGAGCACCCGGTGAAATAAGAATAGATGGTGCCGATCAAACAGACGGAACAGTCTATAGATATACTAATGGTGGTGGCAAATACGGAACTGTAATAGGTACAACCGATACTGCTCTAACTGCCGAAAGAAAATTATTAATTAATGGTTATCTTGTAGTACTACCAAGTGGCTACAATGCAACTCAATGTGCAAATTTAATCAATCGGTATTACAAACATAACTGCAAGTGCATCCGATGGCAAACTTATCATTTCAATTATTAATGCAAGTTTATCACTAATAAATGAAAAACTATTATTACAAGCACCAGACACTGATACATTTACAGAATTAGGATTGAGCATTTATACAGAAACACAAACAATTAATGCTCCTCATAATGTTAGTAGAACATTGTTTGGTAACACAATTAAATTTAATGAGCATGATTCAGTAGTAATTTCTGCTCCGGTATCTACAAGATTCTTAGGAACAACATTTGATTTTATTGATGACGAAAACTTAGACAATGATACAATTTTTGATAACAATGCAACTCGTTGGGTAGATACATGGGATAATGCAGGCGCACTTTACATGTATGACTATCTTGCAAACTATAATGGATCAATTACAGATCCTGGCAAGTTTACATATGCACAAAATTTAAATAGCCAAGAACAAACTTTTGGATTTGAACCTCAATATGCAACCGCATTAGACTTTACTGACAATCAAGTTGTCATTGGTACACCTAATTTAAGTGTCGGTGATTTAGAAGGACAAATGACATTGTTCCAAAACTCAGGCACTGCTAAAGACTGGGTACTTTATAGACAAACTGCACCGATTGTAGATATTAACAGAATACAAAATTCACAAATCTATAGTGCAGAAACAAACGATACATTAATTAATTTAGATTATATGGATCCAATGCAAGGCAAACTATTAGGAGCAGCCAGAGAAAATATTGATTACGTTAATAGTGTAGACCCTGCAATGTACAATAGTGCAATTGGAGAAGTTAACTCGGGAGCAACTTGGGGCACAAATCAAATAGGACATATTTGGTTTGATACATCAAAGGTAAGGTGGTTAAACTATCATCAAAATGATGTATCATATAATGCTAGATTTTGGGGGCAAGTGTTCCCAGGATCTCAAGTTGCATGTTATACATGGGTCAAATCAACTAGACCACCAGCACAATATAACGGTCCGGGTACACCAAAAACAACTACACAATATAGTGTTGAAGCAGATATTAATGCATCTAACACTGTTCAACCTTGCTACTACTTTTGGGTACGCAATACAAATGTCGTAGAAACATCTATAGGCAAAACATTAAGTGATACTACAATACAAAGATACATTGGTCAACCAACAAGATCAGGTATTGCATATTTTACACCTTTACTACAAAATACGTTTGCTTTATATAATGCACAATCTTATATAAACACAACTGATAGTATATTTCATATAGGTTTTGCAGAAGGAAACAATGATGATCCTTCACACCAAGAATTTAATTTAATTAAAGATGGCGAGCCAGATGATTTCTTACCTGGTCTACCTAAGTTTGGTCCACAAACTTCAACGAACAGACCAGAAGGTCTTTATGATCGTCTGTTAGATTCTATGTCAGGTGTTGACGAAGTAGGTGAAGTTGTACCTAATCCTTACTTGCCAAAAGCAGTACAGTCAGGAGTGTTAGCACGACCAAGACAAAGTTTCTTCTTTAGTAGATTCTTAGGACTAGAAAATTATTTAGAATATGCAAACAAAGTTCTTGCTGAATATCCAATCTCAGAAACAAGACAAGATGCAACATATTTATTTGCTAGTGGTACATATTATGATACAGCGGATTATTGGACATATGTCAACTGGTGGTTGCCAACAACTAATCCAGTAGGACAATATAATAACAATACTAAATCAACAGTTAGTGTTGCAATATATGCAGACCTAGCAAAACTAAAGGTAGACGTAAAAACAATTGCCACAGTAGAAGCAAACGGTGATGGTAAATGGGAAATGTATCGTTTTGATGGCAACGGTGTTTGGACACGTATAGGTTTAGAAAATGGTACAATACAATTTAACACATATCTTTGGGATTATGCCGCAGGCAAAACAGGCTTCGGAGATAATTTCTTTGACACAACAGACTTTGATGAATATCCAAGTGAAGAAACACGTTGGATTATTCGTGCATTAAACGAACAAATTTATATTGATGAGTTAGTTGAATTCAGAAACAAATCTCTAATCATTCTATTTGAATATATTCAAAGTGAGACAGATGAATCACAGAACTATTTACCTTGGTTGAATAAAACATCATTGGTAGATGTATCACATGTTATTAGAGAACTTAAACCAATTCAGAATTATCAACAAGACAACCAAGAATTCTTGTCTGGATATATTAATGAAGCAAAACCTTATCATGTAGTTATTAAAGACTTCTTATTTAAGTATACAGGTATCGATACATACCCAGGAAACATAACAGACTTTGATTTGCCTGCTGAGTGGAATGAAACAACGCAATCTTATATTTCTCCGCAACTAGTATATTCAAATGTTGACGGAGTAAATGAATTCTTACCAACTGATGCAATATGGCAGAAAGAACAATATTCTAATTGGTATAATAATTACGGATTGTCGTTAGTTGGACAAACAAATTATGAGATAACTGAACTCAACGAATACATGACTATAGGTTCAGTTTTGATCATGGTAGATAATGCACAAGGCTTCCCAATTAATGGCACAATACAAATAGATAACGAACTTATTAGTTATTCTTTTGTTGATCGTGCTTTAAATACTATCGGCGGTCTACAAAGAGGATTAAACGGAACAACTCCAGCAACACATTTACCAGGTGCAAAAATTATTATTGATTTACCTGCAGTGGTAATACTTGACGGTGGCAAAAATTATATAGAACCACCCAAGATAACAGCATACATTGATTTAGAAAAATACCCGGCGCCAAGAGTTGAAGCACAACTTGAAGCAGTAATGAGTGTTGATAATGTAATCAGTGTGAACGTAATAAATCCCGGAGAAGGGTATGCTGTGTTACCAATAATTAATGTTGCCCCAGCAGAACAATTGTTCTTTACTAATGATGACATTAACTCTACATTACATACAATTAAATTGTTTGCACCAAGTTTGCAAACTGGTAATTTAATACAATACAAAGATGATACAACATCCGGAGCAACTGTAACTAGACTAGTTAACGAACAATGGTATTATATCAATGTATTAGAAACTACTCCAACAACAATTGTTGGATTGTATACTAGTTATAATGATGCTGTAAACGAAACAAACAGAGTAGAACTTAGTGCAGGAACTACAGACGGAGACTTTGCTCTTAATATAGGCGCAAAAGCATCTGCTATTACAAGTTCAGTACCTACAAGAGAAAATGAAATCTCAATGCGTTTCGATAGAACTACATACTCAAGTCAAGTATTAGATTGGGAAGCAAATGTTTTTTACGGTGCGTTCTTTGCAGGTAATTACTTTAACAGTGAACTAGTTTCAAGTTCGGATATTTCATTACAAGCAACACAACCACCAATAGCAGATATATCTGCATCAGCACAAGGAGCAATCTTTGAAATTGCAGACGTTACTAATGATCAGCAAATTTTGTACACCGAATTTAAACGTACTGTAGAATTAACAGAAACAACAGGTAATCTTGTTAGATTAGATCCTTATGATGAAAATAATGGGGAACTTAACGCATCAGGTTCAACGATTGGTTTCTATGTAGGTATGCCAATTAAATTTACTGGAGCAGTAATTGGTGGCATTGTCGATGAGCAAGTTTATTATGTACACTCTGTTGTCAATGTATCAGACTTTACAATTAGTGAAACACCCGGTGGAGCAGTTAAAACTTTACCGGATGCAACAGCATCAAGTTCAGGTATGTTTGCATATGCAGGTGAAGTAACAGACACTGCTATTGTCAATCTTAACTATCCCGGCTTGCTTACAACAACAGCAACTGAAGCAGTAACAAACAAAATTACACTTCCGCAAAGTGTTATAGGCACAGGTGGAACTGATGGATTTTATGCAGGCATATCATTGTTCTTTACAGGAGATGTATTCGGTAGCATAGTAGAAAATGACGTATACTATGTAACAACTGTCGTAGACAACGAAACAATTACAATAGGTTCCTCAGCAACGCCTCTGACAACTACAGTAAGTGCTACAACTACTTCAACAGATGTTATTACTGTTGCAGATACTACTGGATTCTCAATAAATGATTCAGTTATATTTAATATGATGCTTGATGCAAGTGGAAACAAACTTACATCATATGGTGGAATTACATCAGGCACAGTGTACTATGTAAATGAAATTGTATCACTGACTGAAATGAAAATTGGAGTCAGTGTAAACGTATCACCGTTAACATTAACTACAGTAACAACAGGATCAGCATTATTAACTAATCAAAAAGATACAGTAGATTTAACTACTGCAACTGGTTCCATGTTAATGCATGTATCACTTCCTGTATCACCAGGTCAGGTTGACGGACAGAAGTTTACAATGTATAATACATCTGCATACTATACAGATATTAATACAGGTGTTTTAACAAACACACTTGACAGAACATGCTATGCTACTATTGCAGGAGATAATGCACAAGACACAGACAACAGAATTGCATTAAGTGACCAAGATAAAGGAACATTTAATTTTTATACTGACATGCCAATTGTCTTTAATTCTGTTCCAGGTGGATCAGGACTTTCTACAAGTACAACTTATTATCTTTTTGATTTTTCAACAGATGGGGACAAGTCTACATACATCACTGTAAATTGTACGACAACATCATCTAGCACAAATAGAATTACATGTGATGATACTTCATCTCTTTGGGTGAACATGCCGATTGTATTTACTGGTGTTGGTTTAGGCAACATTGTAGTAGGTGATGAATACTATGTAAAATCAATTGATAATTCAACTCAATTTACAATTTCAGAAACTGTAGGTGGAAGTACATTCGTGTTACAAAACGACAATGGTCCAATGATTGGTACTGGTAACCCTTGGATCAGACTATCTACAACTAAAGGTGGAACACAAGATGTTACACTAACAGACACAAATACAAACTTTAGTTTATCACAAACACCAACTACAGATGCTATTTTTGATATAGGATATAAGTTAGGCGGTTATAGAGTAATCTTATCTAATGCAGGAGAAGGTTATGCAATTGATAATGTTATTACTATTTCAGGATCAGAAATGGGAGGAGCATCTCCTCTTAATGATGCTACATTAAAAGTTAATAGTGTCGATGCAGACGGATCAATAGTAAGTTTAATAGTCTCGGGTGATCCTAATGATCTTACTACAGATTATTACTTGAATGTTACTGGACAAAACACATTAAAAGTTTATTCAGATGCTAGAATGACTGTACCAGTCAGTGGCATAGGATTTGATTTTGGTGGATTCACAACAACTAATGTTACAGATTGTACATCAGGAACAGATTCAATCACACTGACAAGTGTAGCAGGATTCTCATTGAATGATGAAGTAATATTTGAGGGTACTATACCAAGTAATTCGATTGATGCAATAACATCAACGTCTTACTACATTAAAACAATTGATACTAGTACAAATGAAATTACTATTTCAACTAATCCAGGTGGTAGTGTTGTAAATGTTATTACAACAGTTTCAATCACGGGACTTACTTTATCGAAAGCAGGCAGTTATGCGTTCTTACCAGAACCATTCTACTTTAATCCGTCTATTATCAAATACTTAGACAGAGTTTATCGTTGTGTTATTTCTAATAATGACCCAGAGTTTATTATTGGTAAGTGGGAAGAGTTAAGATCAGACAATAGAATATTAAATGCATTGGATAGAGTAGAAGGATACTATCAACCTAATATTAACATGCCAGGTATTGATATAAATCAATTATTTGCTGGCACAACATATCCAAATGCAGTTTACTTAGGTAATGCATTTGCCCCAGAAGATCAGTTTACTGTAGATACTGTATTAAAAGATGAACCATTCTATCCAACAGGCGTATCTATTACTGGTGTATTATGGAACGGAATAAATTATATCGCATCTGCTAACTTTGACAAGTATTCAGGTGTTATTGCATCCATCGAAGGACAAAGTTGGTCAACAAAACAAATATCAAACATCGTTGTCAATGCAACTGACATAGTATACGGTGGCGGTCTATATGTAATGACCACTACAAATACTGCGACACCAGTCTATAGATCAAATGACGGAGTTACTTGGACAACAAACGGCTGGTTTACACCGTTCGGCGCTTTACCATATGATACAAATCCATACTCATCGACATCATTGTCGATTGCGGCAATCACGTTACAAAGTACAGCATATAGAAATAACTATTATGTAAGTGTAGGTGAAGGTATTGTAAACTCACCTGATACATATGTATGGACAGAAAGAAAAACATATGATACACCATTAGCAGTAACTTTATATGGAGTCAATTCAATTGACACTACAGGCTTTGGTGGATTTATTGCAGTTGGTAAAGGTAAAAAATATGATTACTCAACTGGTGTAACAGAATTAATTGACACAAACGTAATTGCATTCTCATATGAACCAACTGGAGAGTATTGGGAAAACGGACCTGAACTTACTCCAAACGGCTTGTATGGTGTAGCAAGTAATGGCACTATTGCAATTGCAGTAGGTGAAAACGATGTCAAGTATCAAACAAACAACGCCGGTGACTGGACAGGAATTAATGAAGTAGGAATTGTATCTGTAAATGAATCCTCTAACGAACTTAATGTTACTAATACAGATGGATTCGCAAATGCAGATCCTGTTAGATTTACAGATTCATTCGGTGGACTTACAGCCAACACAACTTATTATGTAAATGTTGTAAGTTCTACTCAAGTAGAAGTCTTCACTGATTCGGGCTTAACATCGCAAGTAACATTAGTAGATGCTGTTATTCCATTACAAGCAAGAATGTATCTATATGATGCAACCTCAGATATTTTACGTGATATCATTTATGCTGATAATATTTGGATGACAGTGGGAGACAACGGTAGAATTCAAACATCATCTAATGGACTACGTTGGACAACACAAACATCAGGTACAACACAAGACTTGAACGGTATAACATATGCATCTGAAACAGACACATTTGTAGTTGTTGGAGACAACAATGTTATTTTACAATCTACAGACTCTGGTGTTATATGGACATCAACAGGTGTATTCACAGTAGAAGCACCCGTTTACGATGTTAAAGGGTCAGACTTTACAGATGGTTACGGACCAGAAGAATTAGTACCTGGCTTAATCAAAGATAACGTAAACTTAACAGTAGTCACACGCCCCGGCACAGTTTGGGACGTAACCGAATATTCTCATACAGGATTTAATGTTGTAAGTAAAGTTGTTGCACCAACACAAGAGTTCCAAGTTGACTATAGTTTTGATCAGTATGTTCAGTATCCAATAGACATGTCACTACAAATTATTGATGCAACAACAGGTTTAGGAACTGGATTAGCAACAAGTGAATATACTATCAATTGGGTAACAAAAGTTATTACTCTGAATACAGCACTTCAATTTTCACCGAAACAATCATTACGTATTGATGTATACGAAGTTGGCAACGGTAATCAATTAGTTAAAGGTAATACAGATACTGATCCTATTAGAGAAATTGCATCAACGGGTTTTGATGACATATACTTAAACTGCAATTACAGTGCAACATTCTTCCAAGGTTCAGGCGCAATCAGAACAGGTACAAATGCAGTTGAAGTAGAAGCAACTGAAACTGTTGCCGCAGGTGACACGATTGTTTGTGCAAGTGTTACTGAATTCACAACAAACGAATCAATAACATTCCAAGGAGTAGTATTTGGTGGAGTAGCAGAAGATACAATTTATTATGTTAAATCTATTTCTACAGCAACAAATTCTATTACAATATCAGAAAGTTATGATTCAAGTACAGGATTAGCAGGGCCAATTAAATCGTTAACAGACGCAACTGGATCAATGCTTGTTAATATTCAAATAGGTACCGGAACAGTATGGACTGATCCTCTTGTATATCATAATGGTGCTAGATTAGTATTAGGAAAAACAAATACTGTAAGTAGAACTAAAGCATCAAACAATGGTATTACAACAGGAACAACAGTTGGATTATCTGTAGGTAACAAAATACAATTTGCGGCAGATATGTTTGGATCAGATATTACACCAAACAGTGTTTACTACATTGAATCAATTATAGATAATAATGAATTTACAATTTCAGAAACTGATGGTGGAACTGTTGTTTCTTTAACTGACTCAGCAGGCATTTCATCTTACGTAACTAATGATTATGCAATAGGTATACAACCAAATGGCATACAAGCAAAACTTGTATTAGCAAATCCAACTGGTTATAATAACTCTGATGATTATCTTGTTTATTCAGTCTTTGGAGATTCAGGAGATCCTTCACAATATGGATATTCTGTACCAGAGATACAACAATATGTAGGTAATGGTTCACAAGCATCGTTCCCAATGAGCAATTACAATGGTGGCACCAATCCAAACAATGCAATCGTTGAACTTGATGGATTACGTCAAACAAACACTTCATATACTGTTGATGATGCTACAAATAGTGTATTGTTCAATTCACCTCCCGCAAACGGAGCAAAAGTTTCTGTCTTAACGTATAATAATACTGAAAGACAATACTTAACGACACAATACGGTATTTCAGGTACATCGGGTAGTTCGTTTACAACTATTACAGTTACAGCAACTACTCATTTAGAAGGAACGTTTGATGAAGATACTCCAAACGTAGAGACGTATGACCAAGATACGCCGACTGTTGTTTTATATGATGAATTATTAGATACATTAACATGTGCTGACACATCAGTCTTAGCAGTAGATGAGCCAATTGTATTTTCTAGTCCAACTATAGGTGGCATTGTAGCAGGTGTAACATATTACATCTTAGAGATTATTGATGCAACTACATTTACAATTTCATTACAAGTAGGTGGTACTCCAGTCACAGTAACAACTGACACAGGATCAATGGTAGGTAGTTCAAATGCTATTACAGTTGCAAATATTACAAACATTGAAACTGGACAAGAAGAACCACTTCAAGTTACTCAAGCAACTGCTACAACTGTAACATCAAATGAAATTACGTTTGATACAACAACCGGTTTTATTGTTGACCAGCAGATTTACTTTCAAGGAATTGACTTTGGTGGACTTGAACAAGGACAAGTATACTTTGTAGAAAGCATAGTTAGCCCAACTAAAGCAACTATTAAAGATCAAACAGGTGCACAAGTTGTATTGTCTACAGCAACAGGTCTTATGGTTACAACATGTGGCGGCAACCCAACTACAAGAATTACAACAGGTATTCCGCACTCACTCTCAACTGATCAATTAGTCAGACTAGATGGTATTTACGGAGCAGTTGAGTTAAATGGTAACTCATATTATGTAAGAGTCTTTGATCAATATAGATTTGAAATATATACACAAGTTTATAATCCAGCATTAGATGCAGTAAATTATCCAGTTACTGGTGTATCTACATATACGTCAGGTGGTTATGTTTGGAGACAAGGAACATTCTTCTTAGTTACTACTCAAGCAACTGCAACAGCAACAACTAACAGAATTACATGCCAAGATACAAGTGAACTTGTTGTTAATAATGAAGTTATCTTTACACAACAGGGTCAAGTAGCAGGAGCCTCAGTACTAGGTGGATTGACACAAGGCACAACTTATTATATTAAACAAATTTTGAATAGCACTGAATTTACTATCGGTTTAACTAGAAATGCAACTGTTGAAGTATCCTTAACTAACGACACTGGTGTTATGAATGTAACACAATGGGAACAAACTAATGTTGAAAGACTTTGGGTTACTGTTAACGGCTATCGTCTACCAACTAGCAGATTAAGACTAGATGAAGATAATGAAGTAAGCATTTTAACAGATATCGCACCTGGTGACGTTGTAATTATGACTAACATGATACCGCATTCAACACCGGATGAAGAAATTTATTTGAATGCAGTTAATCAGTCCGGAGAACAATCAGTTTATAGAGCAAATACACAAAGTAGAACATGGTTGGCACAACCTATCTTCCCTCTATCACAGGTAATTTACTTAGGTGATGTAACTAGAGTAACTGATAACTTAGTAGAACAAAGAACTGCACCTACTCCAGTCAATGACATTTATTCAATTGGACTAACATCAGATAAAAACATTTTGAGTGGCGTAACTGTTCTAAATAATACTACTGGAAGCACATTAGATTCTGATACATATGAAGTTGTTATTGAAGAACTTGCACCTATCTTAAAAATTACTGATGGTACATACATTTCTACAGGAGATTCTTTGACGATTACATCATTAGAAGGTAATGTGTTGTATATTAACGGAGAGCAAATTAAGTTTACTAGTGTAGACTTTGACAATAATTCAGTTACGGGATTACAACGAGGAGCAAACGGTACAGCAGTACAAGAATACATGGCTAAGTATACAGAAGTGTTCAGTCTTTTGAGTAATAACCGCTTAGCGGACTTGTATATTGATCAAAGTTGGAACTCTTATAACTTTAATAAAGTAGAAGGAGATCCATTATCAATATCAGAAACTGCTCCTGCACAATTTCTACATACGGATATAACGTAAATGATAAATAAAGAGATGAACGATAATAAATCAGAGAAGCCAGAACCTAAAGAAGTAAAACCCAATGAAGACAGTGGAATTTACTTTTCATCAAGTCTGAAAATCACTGATCCTAACACCGAAGAAGTGTTAGTGCAGATGCGAGGAGATAGTTAATGTCAGGAGATCAACAAATTCTGAAGATGGAAGGATTCCTGACGATCAGAGACTATAACACCGGCGAAGTTTTACAAGAAGCAAAAAACGCAATTAATTACGAAAACATGTCAGAAGCAATTGCTGATACTTTATCCAGCAGGGGTTATGGAGAGATATATCAAATGGCTTTTGGTAATGGCGGTGCAAGTGTAGATGAAACAGGAGTTATCACTTACTTACCACCAAACACTACAGGGCAGAACGCGGCTCTATATAACCAAACATATGCAAAAATCGTAGATGATACAAGTGTTTTTAACTTAGACCCAACAAGAAACAAAATGACAGTGTTTCACACAACAGGCCGTGTGTATACTGATATCTTAGTACAATGTTTACTAGATTATGGAGAGCCTGCAGGACAAGCCGCATTTGATAATAGTACCCAAACAGATTCTAACTTTATATTTGATGAGTTAGGGCTATTAGCAAACTACGGAACAGACGCAAACGGGAACGTAATTACAAGACTTTTAACTCATGTAATCTTTCACCCTGTCCAAAAGTCCTTGAATAGGCAGATACAAATAGATTATACGGTTAGAATACAATCTCTAACTAATTTAGTTACCATTTAAGATAAATAATATTAACGGAGTGAATTAGAAAATGGCATATACAATTGTAAAAAGTGATGGAACAGTCTTAACGACCATCGCCGACGGTACTATTAACACAAGTAGTACTTCATTAGGCTTACCGGGCAGAAACTACGCCGGGTATGGTCAGTCGTTAGACACTAACTTTGTTCACGTAACTGAGAATTTCGCAGACAGCACTCCACCTGCTAACCCTCTCAGAGGTCAAATTTGGTACGACACATCAGATACTACATTAAAAGTTTGTCCTACAGACGGTGAATCAAATAGTCTAGCATGGTTATCATTAACATCAACAGCATCAGGTGGTAATACAACATTTGGTTCTGTTAATATCACAGGCAATGCAACAGCAAACAATTTTACAGCAACGAATGAAGTAACAGCAAACGCATTCACAGCAGGATATTTAACAATATCAGCAAATGCAACTATAGCAGATGCTAATATTACAACAGCAAACATCGGTACTTTAACAACAACAGCAATTACAACTGGTTCAGCAACAACACCGGGTACATTAACAGGTATTTGGACTGTAACTGGTAACACTGGTGCAAATGCTTCTGCTATCTTATTAGATACAGGTGGTATATTTATTAATAACTCTGGTAACTTATACGGTATCAGAACAGACAAATACATGTATGCAAACGGAGATCCAATCTCATTCGCAGGTACATATAGTAACTCAAACGTAGCATCATATTTACCAACATACAACGGTAATATCTTAACAGTACAAACACAAGCAACAACATTAACAACTGGTGCAAACACAACAGCAGGTACGATCACAGGTAACTGGACTTTATCAACTGGCTCTCGTCTTACAGCAACATATGCTGACTTGGCGGAAAGATTCAGTGCAGATGACGTTTATGAGCCGGGTACAGTTGTTGAATTAGGCGGTGAAGCAGAAATCACTGCTGTTAAATATGAATTAAGTGAAGATGTATTCGGAGTTATCTCAGATAACATGGCGTTCTTAATGAACAACGGCGCAGGTGATAATGATACTCACCCTGCTGTTGCAATGACAGGACGTGTACGAGTTAAAACACTAGGAACAGTACGTAAAGGTCAAAGACTTGTAAGTGCTGGTGAGGGTTATGCAAGAGCCGCAGATAACGGAGAATCAACTGCATTCAACGTTATTGGTAGAGCATTAGAAGATAAAACAACACTTGACCTTGGCACAGTAGAAGCCATCGTTACTATCAAATAATTAGGGATTAACTAAAATGAGTTACGCACAAAACGGCTTAATAGAAGCAACAGACTTTAATAACTTGGTGGGCGCCGCAGTAGAAACTGGCGCTAACAAACTTAACTCAGTATGGTCAACTGGTGGTACAACTGCCGGATATGGACAAACTGCTGTATCACAAGTAAGTGGTGGAGATACTGTAGTAGCAACCGGGCAATGGAATGCTCTAGTTACTAATACTGCATCATCAGCATCACATCAGGGTTCATCTATTACTTCTGTAACTGCACCGACAGCAGGTTCAACAGTTACATATTTGTCTGCTGTCCCTACTAACTTAACAACAATCTACACTAACAGAAGAAACGCCGCAACACAAGGTTCTACAATTGCTGATACAGCAACACGTGGAACTTCATGGCAAAATGGTCTTACATTTACTCATACAATTACATTTGCATCCGGTGATGCCGCTCGTTACTTCTTTAACGCAGGTGGTCAAATCAAAATGACTGCTTCACATCCATCTGGATCTGGTATTAACTTGCTTTTCTCAGACTTAGCAAGTGACACAGGTACAGTAACTATGTCTGCTCCTAACTCAGGAACAGTCACAATTGCAGGTACATCATATTCTGGTATTAGTAAAGTCGGTGGTGGTGGTAATTCACCTACTGTTGATGCTGATAAAGGATACTTTGGACTTACAACATCAAACGCAACTGCGTTTACACAGTTAGCAGACTCAGGTCCTTCAGGATACTTGTCATCATTCATTAGATACATTGTTAAATCTAATGGTGCTCAAGGATCTAACGGTGACACTGGTTCAGTTATCACTATCTACTCTGTTTGGGACGAGATTCCTAATGACTTAGTAGCAACTAGTGGTAGTGCTGTAACTTGTACTGCTCAACTTCCTGAGACTACATACTTATCTGCATCGTGGGGAACACCTTCGATTTCAGGTTCAGTATCTGGCTCATAAGTTTTTTTCAGTCACTTTGAAATCCATCTAAATACTCATGGGAGTATTATTTACTATGGATACAACAAAACTAATCAAAGATGCAAAGGCTAGATTTAGTCATAATTCAGCCAAAGCATACCTACAAGAAAAATATAAGAGCAAACTTGTCATTGCAGAACAAGGCGGTTTGTGGAATGCCGATGCTCAAACTATAGGCTTTCTTAACTCATTTTCTGATGAAACTCTTGTCGTTATAGACACGTTTGATAATCCAGTAAAAGTAGATAGATCAAAACTATTAGAATCTCTTACTAAAACATATAATAACGTAATGACTGAGTGGAACAGTGAATGGAAAGAACTAGAAAGAAAACGGTAAAAACTAGAGGGGTCGTTTTATTTGCTTTTAATTCTAGCAAATACAACTATGCCGACATGGCAGTATATACTGCAAGAAGAATAGCAACATTCTTAGAACTACCTACAACTTTAGTTACAGATATAGAATCACATAAATCTATCTTAAACGATAGAGATGCATTCGATTCTATCATCGAAGTCGAACCAGACTTAAGTAATATCAAAGAACAAACATCATGGATCAATAAAGGTCGATATCAAGCATATGAACTTAGTCCTTATGAGGAAACGCTGGTAATTGATGTTGACTATCTTGTCAATTCTGATACACTATTAAAAACATTTGACTTATCTGATACATTCTGCTGTCACAGTAATACACATATGCTTATGCACCCAGAAGCGGCACAAGAAAAAATGGGTTACACATATGAAACGTTATGGGCAACAGTGATTATGTTTAAGAAATCTAACCGTGCAAAACAAATCTTTGAGACATTGCAAATGGTGCAAGATAACTATGAACACTATGCAGGCATACACAGTTTTATTGGTGGAGTATATCGTAATGACTATGGATTAACTATTGCACTTAAAATTGTTAATGGACATACAGATGTGCCAAGTGATTATATACCTTGGAATCTAGTTCATGTAGGAAAAAATACTTCAGTATATGCAAATCAGAGTGATGCACAAGTACCTGTAGACGGCAAGATATGGGACTTTAATACAGAATTTACTATCATGTTTGATCATTGGAAGAAGAGTAAAGTTAGAAAAGAATACATGCTAATCAAAGACATGGATTTTCACGTGATGAATAAAGATTTATTTGTGGGGATAATGAACAATGGATAAAGGATTTGTTATATTAGCACAAAACACAACCGATGTCAACTATGTCAAATGTGCCGAACAACTAGCAGAGTCTATTATCAGAGTTATGCCAGATGCAAAAGTATCTTTAATCTCTGATGACAAAACAAAGTGCAAAGCATTTCATAAAGTTATTCCATTACCGTACGGAGATTTAGAACCAGACAGTAATTGGAAACTAATTAACGATTGGCAAGTGTATGAAGCAAGTCCTTATAAACACACGATCAAATTAGAAGCAGATATGTACGTTCCGACATCAATAGATTATTGGTGGGATATACTTAAGCAAAGAGACTTAGTTGTATCTACACATATACGTGACTTTAAGCAAAATATATCGCATGTACGCACCTATCGTAGGTTTATAGACGATAACGAACTACCAGACGTATATAATGCTATAACTTATTTTAAAAAGTCAGAAACAGCAAAAGAATTCTTTGACATCGTAAGACATATGTTTGAGAATTGGAGTGAGTTTAGAGACACACTGCAATGTAATCCAACTGAACCAGCAACAACTGATTGGATTTATGCTTATGCATGTCATATTATAGGAGTAGAAAAGTCTACGTTGCCAACTTTTAAAGAATTTTCTATGATACACATGAAACAATTTATTAATGGCACACCGTCAGAAAAATGGACTGATACTTTATTGTATGAAATTTATCCAAACACATTAAGAGTGAACACAATTCCACAAACATATCCGTTTCACTATCATATTAAATCATTTTCTGATAAAATAGAGGAGTCGGTTTAATGAGTGATAAAGAAAACAACGAAGAATACATCACTGTATGGGAAGCACCAGTTATTGAGGCTCCTGAGTTTAGATTGTACTATAAAAAAGACGGAACAGTTGACTTTTATACATGTGAAAAACTAGAAGGTAATTACATAGTCATCGATGCCGGTGTGTTTGCAGAAGCCAGACCTGACGTTAAAGTGATAGACGGTCGCATTACTCGTAATAGACGCAAAGCGGGTGTACAAAAATATAAGCCTAGTACATCAGGTGTTTTGGTTTCTGTAGATGACATAAGTATATTAGTAACAAATAAATCTAAAGGCAAATACTGGGAGTTGTTTAGTGAAGAAATCGGATAAAGAAGAATACGTACCAATTAGAGAAGTATGGAAACCAAGTGACGGTATCAATTGGGATGCCATTCAACGTATGAGATTTATGAATGCTGATGCAGAAATAGATCCAGAAGATAGTTATAGTAGAAAAGCAAAAAAGGACATTGATGAGTAATATTATTGATATCGCAGATTTGGATGTTATCTATCTAAGTTACGATGAACCACAAAAAGAAGAATTTTGGGTACAAATTAAGAACATGGTTCCATGGGCACAAAGAGTTGATGGGGTATTAGGCTCTGATCAAGCACACAAAGCCGCAGGTGAAATGAGTGAGACTGAACGATTTGTTTTAATCGACGGTGACACATTACCCGAAGAAGATTTCTTTAATATTCAATTAGATTTTACAGACAAAGATCCAAAGTATAAACAAGCACAGTTTAGATGGAAGTCTATCAATAACGTTAATGGCTTACGTTATGGTAATGGAGGTATGTCTTCATGGACGAAAACTTATGTAGAGAACATGACTACACATGAACACACTGATGGTTCTGAAGCAACTCAAGTTGACTTTATGATGAATTCAGCAGATTCATTATACTGGGCAATGTATGATTGCTATTCTACTACTTACCCTAACAAGTCTGCTTTTCAAGCATGGAGAGCAGGTTTCAGAGAAGGTGTAAAGATGGTATTAGACCGCGGAGCATTAGTAACTGTAGATGAGTTCAAAGGTAGAGTTGCAGATAAGAATCTGAACAACTTAACTATATGGCAGAACGTAGGCTTAGATGCAGAGAATGGTGACTGGGCAATCTACGGAGCAAGACTTGGAACATATATGACAATGTTAACAGACTTTCAACATACAGACATTCAATGGTTTGATAACTATCCTACTATGTGGGAACAGTACATGAACGGTGATCCAATAGAATCCGCAAAAGAAATAGGGGAAGAACTAAAAGCAAAACTAGGGTTGCCAATGAACATGTTAGACAAAGATCAATCAGCATTCTTTAAAAGACATTACAATGCTGACAAAAGAAACCTAGGTCCCCTTGTAACAGAGATGGAGATTATCAGAGAAATAGAAGGCTGGTAATGTCCAAAGAAACTGATAGAATAAAAACAATACAGATACGAGTTGAAGAAGAAGCAACTCCGTCATTTTGTCTTGCCAAATGGCAACATGTTACTATGTACTTACAAACAGGTGAGACTCATAGTTGTTATCATCCTCAACCACACAAGATTCCATTACATGAATTAGCCGAGAACCCAAGTGCATTACATAACACATGGGAAAAGAAAATGGAACGTAAGCAAATGTTAGCAGGCGAACGACCAGAAGGTTGTCAGTACTGCTGGAATGTTGAAGACATGGGCGATGACTATATCTCTGACAGACATATTCGTAATGGTTCTATCTTTACAGAAGAACGATTCGATCAAGCACTCAATGGTCCTTGGGATCAAAACATCAATCCAGAATATTTAGAGATTAACTTTGGTAATGAGTGTAACTTCAAATGTGGTTATTGTCACCCTAAATATTCATCAAGTTATCATGCTGAGATTAAAAACTTTGGTCCTATTGAGACTGTAAAGAATCATAGAAACGATATTGATTGGATGAAACTCTTTGAACGTGAAGAAGAAAATCCATATGTTGATGCGTTCTGGGAATGGTGGCCTGAGATGAATAAAGACTTAAACATCTTACGTGTAACAGGTGGCGAACCTACTATGCACACATCGACATGGAAACTATTTAAAAAGATTGATGAAGATCCGATGCCTTGGTTAGAACTTAATGTGAATAGTAACTTGGGTACAAAGAATGCTTTAGTAAAACGACTAAGTAGTTCTGTAAAGAAACTGTGCGATGAAAACAAGTTAGAAAGTTTTAAAATGTTTACTAGTTTAGATTGCTGGGGAGAACGAGCAGAGTATATCAGAACTGGATTAGACTTAGAACTGTTTCAAAAGAACTTACATACATATCTAACAGAGACAGACTCTCCTGTTACTTTTATGTGTACATTTAATCTATTAGCAGTAACAGACTTTAAGAGTTTATTAGAAAAGTTTTTAGAGTGGCGTGCTATCTATGGATGGTACGATTGGAAAACAGAAGACAAACATAGAGTACGTTTTGATACTCCATACTTAAGAGACCCAATTATGTATGACATGAATATCTTACCAAAAGAAGAATTTATGCCGTACATGCATGAGTCATTAAAGTTTATGGAAGACAACGTAGATGATGAACGTAGTGATAGATTTACTACAATTGAATATGAGAAATTTAAACGTGTTGTTGACTATATGGAAAACACACATTATAGTGAAGAAAAATTAATCGAAGGTAGAAGAGATTTTTACAACTTCTTTAACGAAATGGATGATCGTAGAGAAACAGATATACTAAGTGTATATCCTGAATTATTAGATTTTTATAAATTATGCCAGCAAGTAAGCCTAACAAACCCGCTGTAGATAAGAAGCAGGCAATCTTTTTAAAAGATTTGCTTCTTAATAGATCAGAAACTTTCTGTATGATTCCATGGGTGCATATGCACACTACACCTACAGGACAAGGAGCTCCTTGTTGTATTGCAAATTCATGTGCAGACAATCAAGGTGTTGGTAACTCTAATCGTAGCAGTCTTGCAGATTTAGTCAATTCTCCAAAGATGAAAAAGTTGCGTTTAGATATGTTAAAAGGAAACAAGAATCCTGAGTGTGCTAACTGTCACAAACATGATGATCAGGGCATACCAAGTTTTAGAACACAAAGTAATGAAGCATGGCAACATCACTTTGATGAAGTAATCAATACAACTGATATGAACACAGGAAGAATAGTCAACTTTCGTATGAGATACTTTGACATTCGTTTTTCTAACATTTGTAATTTTAAATGTCGTACATGCGGCAGTGCATTTAGTTCTAAATGGGAACAAGAAGACTTAGAATCACGTGAGCAAACAGGCTTGCCTATGTATGCTATAGAGTTAGAAAAAGGCAACAGAGAAGAATTTATATTAGAAGTATTAAAGCAAGTTCCTAATTTTGAAGTTGCATACTTTGCAGGTGGAGAGCCACTAATTACAGATGAACATTATATGTTGATCGATGAAATGATTAAGAAAAAGAAAACAGATATTCAATTAAGGTATAATACAAACATATCTAATTTTAAATATAAGAAACGAGATATCTTTAAACTGTGGGACCACTTTGAACAGCCAGTTCAAATTTATGCATCAATAGATCATATGGGAGAAAAGGCTGAATACATCAGACACGGAACTAAATGGAAAACAATTGAAACAAATTTAAAGAAATTAAAGAAAGCAAAGAATGTTAATTTTCAGGTTAATACTGTATATAGTATATTCAACGCATTAACTATTTCGCATTTTTACAAGTATATGATAGACAATCATTATTATACCCCTGAGAGTTCCGTATGGACTCTCTACAGCATGGGATCACCAGAACACTTATCTTCACATGTATTGCCGGGCGGATACAAAAAACAAGCACTTGATCAATTACATTTGACTATGGCTTATATGAAAGATTTAAACTTTAGACAAGAACAAATAAATGAAATACAACAAGTTATACCATGGTTAATGTCTAAAGAATCATGGGAAGATAATGAAGTAGAATTTAAAGAAGAAATAAAACGCATAGATGCATTAAGAGGAGAAGACTTTCTAAAAACTTTTCCAGAGTTAGGAGCATTATATAAAGTACCAAAGGCATTGCGACCATGAGTGAAAGAATACCAGCAGTAGATAAGACATACTTGTTAGAAGAAAGTAAAACATTCTGTATGTTTCCTTGGTTGCATTTAAACGTAACACCCAAAGGAGATATTTATCCTTGTTGTTCTAATGACTATACACAACCATTTGGCAACACTAAAGAAACATCATTAAAAGAAGCATTTAATAATGATAAAATGAAACAATTACGTTTAGATATGTTAAATGATAAAAAAAATAGTGTATGTGATTTCTGTTATAAACATGAAGAAGCAGGCCCGCATAGTTTTAGAAATTATTCTAAAGAACACTTTGGTAAACGATTCGATGAGTTAGTACCACAAACAAAAGCAGACGGAACAGTAGATGACTTTAGAATGCATTATTTTGATATTAGGTTCTCTAATATATGTAATTTCAAATGTCGTACATGTGGCAGTGAGTTTAGTTCGCAGTGGGGAGCAGAGATGCGAGCCAACCACGATCCTAAACATCCTATCTTAATACATGCAGACGACCAAACAGGAACAGTACTAGAAGAAACATTAGAACATATTGACGACATTGACTTATGTTATTTTGCAGGCGGAGAGCCACTAATTACAGACGAACATTATGTCATGTTAGAAGAATTTATTAGACGCGGTAAAAAACCTGTACTAAGGTACAATACTAACGCAAGTAACATTAAATATAAGAAGCATGATATATTAGAACTTTGGAAACACTTTGATAATATTGAATTAAGTTGTTCAGTTGATCATTACGGTGAAAGAGCAGAATGGTTACGTAAAGGAACAGACTGGGGTGTAGTAGAAAATAACTTACTTACATTCAGAGATTTAGATTACGTAACATTTCAAATGAATACAGTATTCTCTATGTTTAATTATCCAATGATCGGCGAGTTTTATCAATATCTTAAAGATAAGAATATTGTAAGAGCCGAGGATTGGTATCATAGTTTATATCTTGCTGTGCATCCTAGTTACTATAGTGCTAAGAGTTTACCTACTGCAATGAAAGGACCGGCGGCAGAGAATGCTTTAAAGTTTGCTGACAAATTTGAAGGGGACAAGACAAGTTTATCACGTTTAATTAGAGATGCAGTTAATTTTGCTAATGAAGATAATACATGGCAAGATAACAAAAAGATTATGATGCAACACACTGCGTCCATAGATAAAATAAGAGATGAAGATTTTTGGAGTGTGTTTCCAGAACTCAACGGTTTACGAGATTTAGAAGAATGAAAAAGAAATTAAAATTTATAGGAGATATCACTATATTATTTGCAGTAGCGGCTATCATTATGTTAGCACCTGCTGTAACAGCAGAAACAAAAGCAAAAGTCGGTGGAACGTTTGTTAACATTGACGAATCGATTGTATTTACAGGGTCGTTTGATCATAAATGGGAATCAGATATATGGCAAGGAGTATTTGATGCAGACTATGCCTACAAAGCAGAAGACAGTGAACAAACAATTAATAAGTTTAGAACTAGTGGTAAAGCAATTAGAACTATAACTGACAAACATTATGTAATAGGATCTACCAGTTATGATTATGATGAATTTAGAGATAACAATGATAGAATCGTATTAGGTATAGGACACGGATATAAAATTTTTAGAACAGATACTCATAAAGCATCAATAGAAAATTCAATTGCATATCTTAATTCAAATGAGATTAGTGAACCTATTATACGTTCATCAGTTTGGTATGCATATAACTTAAACAAAAAAGTTACATTTGTAAACAAGATGTTATGGGAGTCAGGTGAAGATGATTATATAAGAAATGAAACATCATTTGATTATAGTCTAACAGATAAAGTAACAGTAGGTCTTAAGAATGTTTATACAAAAGACCCAATAGAAAGAAGTATTTTTAACATAACTTTGGGAGTGAAGTTTTAAGATGGAAAAGATTGTAGTAAAGAACCTAGTCGAAAACGGTAAACATTTTTGTGTTTTACCCTGGGTACATTTTCATGCATGGCCAGACAAACGTGTGATGCCTTGTTGTGTTGCAGACAGTGAGTTGCCCACAGCAGAACTTAGAGACGATGAATCAATTATACAGATGATGAACTCTGACAAGTATAATGATTTACGTTCTAAAATGATGCGTGATGAACCTGTTGCTGAATGTAAACGTTGCTATGACTTAGAGTTAATGGGCGAATGGACAATGAGACAGTCACATAACAAACGTAAAGGACTTGATTATGTCGATTACATAGCAGATGTTACTAATGACGATGGATCATTGAAAGAGTTTCAAATGAAATATATGGATATTCGTTTTAGTAATATATGTAACATGAAATGCAGATCATGTGGCCCTTCATGTTCATCACTATGGTCACAAGAATTTTTAAATGAACGTGGTCAAGAAGTGTTTGATGAATACTTCCCCAAGAACAAAGGTAAAATTGTTATCAGTAACAATGATGAAATGACATTGATGTCAAAACTTAAGCCTTACTTAGATGACGTTACAGAAGTTTATTTTGCTGGTGGAGAAATTGTCATTACTCCGGAGCATTATGAATGTTTAGATTACTGGATCGAAAATGATCTAACAGAACAAGTAGAATTAACTTATACAACAAACTTTTCAACTCTTAACTATAAGAAGAATGTTGATTTGATTGCGTATTGGAAAAAGTTTCCCCAGTTAAAAATCTGGGCTAGTTTAGATGCACATGGCGAAGTCGCAGAGTGTATCAGAAGCGGCACAGACTGGGAAAAAGTTGTCAGGAATATCAGAGACGTAAAAGAGCAAGTTCCACATGCTCAGTTTCAAATAACTCCCACGATATCCATTTGGAATATCTTTGATTTTCCTGACTTTTGGGATTACATGGTTGATAACGAGTTTATCGATGTTGAATACTCATCACCGAGATTCAATCTTGCGACTAACCCGTGGTATGCTAACGTAATGATATTACCACAGAGTGTCAAACGCAGACTCGCAGAACTATATCGTGTATACCAAGAGAAACACAAAGACAATGTAGACATATACAATGGCTTTAAGATGATCATCTATAACTTAACAGTTGGTGATGAAAACAAAGGTGGAATATTAGAATTTAAAAAGTTCAACGATGAACTTGATCAATATAGAGACGAAAAGTTTGAAGATATAGTACCTGAAATGAAGGAAGTATACGAATGGGCAGAGAGTTAAAAGAAGTTTTTGCACCTGAACCATACTTAGCAATAACATGGCAGGTCAATAACTTTTGTAATTTTAGTTGTAGTTATTGTAACCCAGGTAACTGGGCGGGCGATAACCCTAACAACGGAAACTTAGACGTTTACATTAAGAACTTAGATGAAATAGTAAAACGTTATAAGAAAGCAGGTTACAAAAACTTTAAATTCTTTTTCTCTGGTGGAGAACCAACAGCATGGCGCAACTTCATTCCTATATGTGAATGGATTTATGAGAACATGCCGTATGCTACTTTAGCAGTTAATACTAATTTGTCAAGACCTTTGAAATGGTGGCAGAAACATGCATATTTATTCGATGACATTGTTGCTAGTTTTCATGTTGAGCAATGTAACAAAGAACGTTACGAAGAAAACTCTATATGGTTATGTGAAAACGTAAACTACTTAAGCACGAAGATATTGTTACATGAAGAAAAATTTTGGGAATGCGTAGAGTTTGCAGAACATTTAAAGACTGTCATGCCTAATTATTTTGTAGAGTGGACACCACTTTATGACGAACTATCACATGTAACAGGCCCTTGGAAGTATTCAGATCCAAAGCATGTGAAGTTTATCGAAGAACACAATATAGAATCACACCAGAGTGTTCCTAAACCAAACAAAAGAACAGAGATGACTGTATCATATAATCGTTATGATGATGGTACAGAACAAGTATGTAATGCAAACGATATCATTGTAAAGAGTCAAAACTTTTTCAGTGGCTGGAAATGCAACGTAGGTGATTGCATTTTTATTAATCCTGTAGGCACAATGAGTTTAGCAAGTTGTGGTATGGGCGGAGATGTAGGTCACATCTTGGAAGATATTAAGAATGTGGGACCTAAACAAATAACATGCTACAAAGAAATGTGCATGTGCGGTACAGATATTATTATTCCAAAACATTGGACAGGAGAAGAGGTAAAAAGTGAACGAAAAATTCCGATCAGTCATATCGCATAGCCAAGACGATAAAGTAAAAGTCGTATATAGTTGGTATGGCCCTCGAGGTCCTATATGGAATACTGAATTACCAAACATTTTAACATTGGCCGGAGAAGCACATGGCATCAATCCAATTATGGAATCTCGTCATTTTTGGTCTGATGATGTTTGGAATAAACAATTTTCAAAAGCAAAAGACAAATTTGAATTAACACCGGTGCAGGGCATCGAAGCAGATGCTATGACTCCGTTCATTTATCCTTTTTCTATGACATGGAGATTAAACTTTGGATCATATTTTATTACTGATTCAGGGGTATTAGAATTTTCTCATATGCCTAAATGGTTAATACATATGTGTGCAGTAAGAAACGGTTATATATTAATCGATCACAGTGTAGAAGCATTTATGGGAGATGCAGAACTCCAATCAATGTTTTCATATTTTCATAAAAATCATAAAATACCTATGTACAAAATTATCTATCTTACAGGAACAGTGAATGCATCTGTTGTGTATGAAAAGTTTTGTGAACGACATCAAATACCAAACGATAGAAAACATAGAATGCACATAATTCCTTACGCATCTTCCCGTGAAATATTTCATAACTTTTATCATAGTCAGACTTATAGCACTGACGAAGGTAATTTCCCTATAACTGAAAATGTATATGATTGTGAAATTGTTCCTGATAAATTATTTTTAGCATGGAACAGACGTTTTAGAAAACACAGAACAAGCCTGGCACTGATGCTAGAAAAAAATAACTTAATAGACAAATCATTAATGAGTTTTGCAAAAGTTGACAGTGAACAAGCACTCCATACAGTTAAAGAAGAAATAGAAAATCAACGTGATAATGACGGTGAACTGCGTTTATATGAATCTCAACGTCTACATATTTCACAAGAAATAGCAGACAGATTTGCAAATCGTTGTCCGTTAATCATTGATGGAGAAACAAACATTAATAAGATGTGTGAAGATTTCGGTTACACACAATCATATTATCAACAAACATTGCTGTCATTAATAACAGAAACAAATTATAACAATGATGAATGTACATTGACTGAAAAATCATTTAAACCTTTATACAATAAACATCCTTTTATTATAATAGGAGTACCGGGCTCAATGCAAGGTTTAAGAGATTTAGGTTTTCAAACATTTAGTGAATTTTGGAGTGAAGATTATGATACTATAGAATCTCCTTCAAATCGTTTACTTGCAATAGAAAGCATTTTAAAAGAAATTGCATCTTGGTCACGTGATGACATACTTTATTTTAAACGTAGAGTAAAACCGATAGTAGAACACAATTATAACATGTTTAAAGAACCTGGTTCTGTTACAGTAGTAAATAACATATATGAACATATAACAAATAACTTTAACACAGATTATTCTGAATACTGTGATTTAGAAAGGAGATGTAGTTTTGAATAAAACAATATTAGTTTGTGGTGCAGGTGGATTTATCGGCACACACTTAGTTAACAATTTAAAAGCCCAAGGTCATACTGTAATAGGAGTAGATATTAAACATCCTTTATATGAAGATACAAGAGCAAATGATTTTTACAAACAAGATTTGCGTCAAGCAGAAATGGTTGACTTTATCTTTTCACAACATAAATTTGATGAAGTTTATCAATTAGCCGCAGATATGGGAGGCGCAGGTTATATATTTGTAGGCGAGAATGATGCAGATATTATGCATAACTCTGCTACAATTAATTTAAATGTATTAGAGTCTGCTCGTAGATATGATGTTAAAAAAATATTTTATAGTTCTAGTGCATGTATGTATCCACAAGACAATCAATTAGATCCTGACAATCCTGATCTAGCAGAACATACAGCATATCCGGCAAACCCAGATTCAGATTATGGTTGGGAGAAATTATTCTCAGAAAGGCTTTACTTAGCATACGGAAGATGTTATAATATGAATGTGAAGATTGCAAGATTTCACAACATCTTTGGCCCTCAAGGTTCTTGGAACAATGGGAAAGAAAAAGCACCGGCTGCCTTATGTCGAAAAGTTGCTATGGCTGAACATGACGGAGTCATTGAAGTATGGGGACCGGGTAATCAAACTCGTTCATTCTTGTTTATTGATGAATGTGTAGAAGGTATACAACGTATCATGGAAAGCGACCTTACAGAGCCTGTGAACTTGGGCAGTACACGTAAAATATCTATCAATGAATTAGTACACCTTATAGCAGAGATATCAAACAAAAGAGTTACAATTAAAAATATCGACGGGCCTCGAGGCGTTATGGGTCGTACATCTGATAATAAATTAATAAAAGAAAAGATTGATTGGGCACCAGATGAAGATTTAGAGACAGGCATCGAAAAAACTTACAACTGGATTTGCGGACAGATTGAATCCGGTGTAAAAGATGTCTAAATGGTGTTTAATAGACCATAGAATTACTCATAACTATGATCAATCTTATGAAGACCATCAGGAAGAACTTAGAAATTATTTTAATCTTATAATTGATCAATACGATCCAGCCGGATTTCTTATAGTTAGTGGTGGCGAAGCAGATATTAGTTCTATATATGGATCCGGCATAAGACACCTTGAGCCATGGTGTCGCAAAACAGGCAGAAAAATTCATGTGTTTGCATCATGTAATCAATACGAGTATGATTATCCTAAATATGTAGAGACACATCTTTGTCAAACATATGATGTAACTAACTACCACACATCTCTTATGCCATATAATCTACATTCTGATCAATGTTTACCAATAGACGATAATTATTCACCTGACCTTTTATTTACATGCTATAATAATCGACCTTCTGATTATAGAAACTATATGATTAATCAATTATTTGGTAGAGGATTACAAAATTTAGGTATAATTACATATCGTCAGTTTACTGTTAACATGCCAAATATGAGTGATTGGAATGTTGAGGACTGGGCGCCAATCAATAATGTTCCTTATCTTATGCCGTTAGAAGATCCATTAGAAGATCAATTTGTATTAAACACTAAACATGAATGGGTTCCTAATCGATTAGGCCCAAGTTACTTCCGAGGTGTTATAGATATTGTAACAGAAAGTAGAATAGATAAAGATGAATTTTATCTATCAGAAAAAACTAATAAACCTTTATTTGCACACAAACCATTTCTAGTTCTTGGAGCACAGGGTTATCATAAATGGTTAAAAGAAGAAAGACAAATAGAACTTTATGACGAATTGTTTGACTATTCATTTGACGATAAGCCTAGTTATGTTGAACGTGTTGATGGTATCTTAGATAACTTAGGACGTTTGTCAACAATATATAAATCACCTGAAGAGTATAAACAATTATGGAATAGTGTCAAAGAAAAGACACAACGTAATTATTTTAAGTATATGGCAGACATGCGAAGTGGTGTACATGTAGAATCTATTATGCATTTTATAGGACTTAATTCATCTGATCCAAGTGAATACAAATTAGAAAAGTTTGAAAAATATTTAACTCCAGATTATATGAACAATACAGGAAATGATTTGTTTCAAGTTTTAGATTTCTTTCAATATGTTGTTATACCCCATAGATATAATGATATTAAAAGAGGATATATTGGTGATGATCTTTGGGAAAACTATAATAACATTTTTTCTAGACCACAAGACTTGAAATCTTTATGGGAACTCCGGTGAGAATAAATAGTATCAGAACTTTATATGGAGAAATAATATGAGTTGGTGGAAAAAAATTAGCAAATTTTTTGGTATGATTACAGTCAGAAACAGAGATGCTCGAGGACGATACGTAGCAGATGATCCTAGCACACCTGATGTAGACGAAGCATATACTAAAGTCTATAAAACGCCTAAGGGTGCTTTCAAAAAGAAAAAGACTACAAAGAAAAAAGCACAAAAGTAATGACACAAAAGTATATAGTAGGTCTTGGGTGTTCTTGGACTCAAGGCGAAGGTGGATATCCACAAGAGGTTGTTGATGCACACAATGGCAGAACACAAATTCGTGCTGGACAAGATGGTTATCCTGAGACAGACTATTACTTACGTATACATGAATTAGAAAATAGTTGGGTTAATCAACTGACAAAGTATCATTTCCCTGAATACAAATCATTGAATTTAGGCGTCAAAGGCATCGGTAACATGGCTGCCGTAAATCAATTACATTTTGCCAATCAACATGACTTGAATAATGCTGAAGGTATTGTGATTTTTATGATGAGTGGATTTGAAAGATTTGATGTATTCCAAGACAGACCAATGGATCATTGGGGATTTAAAGAACCAGACGGTTACAACGCAGGTGACTTTAAACATGAGAAATGGCGCACTGCCTGGCCATTAGAAACAACATCAGGAGATAGTGAATTTTGGAATTGTTATGCACGTGAATTGTGGAGTGAACAATTTGTAGCCTGTAATACTATGATGGCATTACTTAATTTACAGACATGGACAAAAGCACACAACTTTAAAATTGTTTTAGCCAATGCATTTAATCAACGCATGGAAAATGATGACAATGGATATCCTCGAATTGAAGGCATACTTAATTGGTTAAAAGAATATGCAGGTCCTTTAGTAGATCAATTTGATTGGTCATGTTATATACACGATGATGAAGATGTTGATTACACTGCATTTATGGAAAAGTTAGTAGACTTAGATGGTTTGATAGAAAAACCTGCAAGTATACATTGGGGAGGATATAATACTATATATAACCCAAGAAACTTAGATACACATTCAGAATATCTTACTAACGATGATGGTGCACATCCTACTATTAAAGGTTACAAAGTTATTGCAGACGAATTAGCAAAATTTATTACTAAACGAGGGTACATTGAAAAAAGTCAGTTTTGTAAACCCTAACTTCCAACAGGGACCTAAAGAATATAATGCATACTACTTGCCTTATTCTCCGGGTATTGTTTGGAGTTATGTGAATCAGTTTGATTCTATTAATCAACATTATAGGTTGGGTGAGTTTATATGGCGCAGAGATCCTATCGAAGAAGCAATCGACACATTAGCAGATAGTGATGTTGTAGGCTTTTCTACATACATTTGGAATCGTCAGTACAATCATGTATTAGGTAGAGAACTTAAATTATCGAACCCTGATATTTTTATCTTTGCAGGTGGTCCTGAACCCCCAGTTACTGACCCGGACTTTTTTGAAAAGTTTCCTTATATAGATGTTGTCGTAGTACAAGAAGGCGAACGTTCAGCAAAAGCAATTTTAGAAGAACTAAAAAACGACAAGCCAGACTTTACACATATACCTGGATTACTTATTAATGTAGACGGCAAGACTGTTGTGACAGGAGAGCCAGAACGTATTAATGAACTAGATGAAATACCTAGCCCGTACTTAACAGATGTATTCAAAGACTTAATGGAAAAACATCCAGAAGTTAGATGGAACGTTACCCTCGAAACAAACAGAGGTTGTCCATATCAATGTACATTCTGTGACTGGGGTAGTTTAACATATAACAAAGTTAAAAAGTTCTGTCTCAATAGAGTCTATGACGAACTTGAATGGGTAGGCAAAAACGGTTGTGACTTTATTTCATTAGCAGACGCAAACTTCGGTATGTTCCCTGAACGTGATATGAGTATTGCAGACAAACTTATTGCAGTACAAAAAGAATACAACAATCCCAAAGCATATACAATTGCTTGGGCAAAGAATCAAAAACAAGAAGTAGTTGACATTGTTAAAAAACTGATATATGAGGGAGGATCTAAAATGGGTCTAAACTTATCAGTGCAATCAATGGACGATGGTGTACTTGATATTATTAAACGTAAAAATTTAGAGCAACATAAAATAGAACAAGTATTTGACTTATGTGAAGAACATAATATACCTCTTTACACAGAACTCATCTTAGGCCTCCCCGGAGAGACTCTCAGGTCATGGAAAAACAACTTCTACTCATTGTATAGAGCGGGTAACCATACAGGTGTTACTGTTTATCAAGCACAGTTACTTGAAAATGCAGAGATGAATCTTACACAAAAGAAAATGTTTAAGATGGAAGGTAGAATTGTATATGATTACTTAGTTGGTACATATAATGACAACGAAGTAAAAGAAGGCATTGAAGTTATTACATCAACAAGAGACTTGCCAAGAGATCAAATGATTGAAGCACAACTCTTTAGTTGGTTTATGAATACGTTTCACATTAATGGCATGACTAACTATATCAGTAGAGTATTAGAAAAGAAACATGACATACAATACGAAGACTTTTATGATAACTTACTAGAGTTTATTAAAAAAGATCCTTGGTTAAACGATGAAATGAGTCGTATTAAAGAACATTACTTTAATTGGACAGAGAATGGTAAGATCGATCACAAACCGATACAAGGTATGGAGATACATGGTTGGAACTTGATCCATAGTACAGTTATTAATCTACAAGGAGAAGGGAAGCATAAACAAGTGTTTGATATGATCGAAAGATTTGTTGAAGAAAGATACGGAGACTTGTTATCACCTGAGTTGTTCCAAGACTTGATGTTATTTCAACGCAAGTTCTTAATTAACTTTGAAGACAAAGCAGATTATCCAATGAACATACAATTTGAACACGATATCTCTGGTTACTTACAAGATCATTGTGAATTAGAAACTCATGCTGAATATGAGTTTGACTTCCCGGAAGACAAAGAACAGTCACTAGAAAGATTTTGTGAACAAATCTTTTTTGCAAGACGTAGAAACTTCGGCAAAGCCTGGCTAACTAAACTATGATTACAAAAAGAATATATTTAATAGGACTTGCGCCTGAACTAGCAAACATGCTAGAATATGATGAAGAAGTAATGAACGATCATCAGACCGTATCAGAGTTAGACAGAGACGTAGTTGAATCTGCGGATAAAACCCTTGTTATTTGCGGTGATGACTTTGATTCTATTCCCGAAGATTTACGAGAAGATAGTGTTTTTATTTTAGCACATAACATAGATAAGCCTGAGTATAACCCACTGGTTATATTTGAATTCAACACTGACTTTTATGATAAGGGTGGATTCTTGTATGCCCAATCATACTTTGAAGATATGTTCGATATACAATTAAAATCAGACGCACAGGCATTATATGAAAACACTATTCGTTAACGGTTGTAGTTGGACATATGGCGGCGGATTAGATAATCCTGGTAGTAAAGAACACCTAAAGTATTTGCATGATGAGATTGTTTGGCCTGCACATGTAAAAAAACTAATGAACTTTGATAGATGCGTAAATCTTGCTGAAGGTTGTGGAAGTAATCAACGTATATGCAGAACTACATTTGATTGGGTTAATCAACAAGACGAAGAAACTTTAAAAAACACTACAGTTGTTATTCAATGGTCATGTGAAGACAGATATGAATATTATGTTCCTACAAAAGAAGAACAAGATGATTTTCAAAAAAGATATCATGTGTCACCTATGCAGAGTGAAGATATTTGGCATGGACAAGTAATAAATGATAATAATTATGATGTTTTACATAATTTAGATAGATGGGCAAAGGTAAATCCCCACGGTCTTATATCATTTGCTGAAAATCATAATAATCCTGATGTTATCAAACAAGGTCAAAGTAGATATAGAACTTATACTGACCAAGAAGGAATGTATACTTGGTTATTTCATATGGGATTCTTGTATGATTTTTTAACTAGTAAAGGAATTACGTGTTACTATTGGTATTTTAATCAATATGTTTTAGCAATGCCGCAAGAAATACAAGACTATATATACAATCGTTTCCCAATGCTAGAAGATGATATAGATCAAACTAGATGTCATCGATGGGAATATGATAGAATAGGTGGAGTACCACATGATTCTCATCCGTCTCAAGTTGGCCATGCTCAATTAGGACAATATATTGTTGATGCAATCGCAAAGAAGAAAACTATTTTACGCAGACCTTAGTGACTAAGTATTAGAACAAGCATTAAAAAATATAGGAGGAACCCCAAAGATGAGTTCAAAAGAATCACTGCGTAATAGACTAGCAACATTAATGGACAGACACAGAGCATTAGACAAACAAATATCTAATGACTATACTAACCGAGTTGATGACTCCATCATTCAAAAAGAAAAATTCGACAAGTTACATCTTAAAAGAGAAATAGAAATACTGCAAAAGCAGTTAGGTATGTTAGATAAACAGGCTTAAGGTCTGACCCAAATACCGTTACGATATATAACAACATCACCGTAACAATTTAAAGAGGCTTCCCCGTCAGTTGGTAACTGAGGTTCTTTAACTCTATTCTTAGTAATGCCTGTAACTTGCATGATATATCTATTTTCATTACCTAGATTAGCGGCCATATGCTCAGTATTTTGTTCCCAGCCAAAGTATGAACCTGCAGGACCTGTGCATACTTGATCTTCTATCCACAATTGATGACCTTTCTTTTGTTCATGTAAGAACACAATTAAACGTTCAATTGGTTGATTGTCACTGATATTGTTTCTTTGTTTGTATGACATAAATCTGTCAACATGATAAGGTAAGATTTTACCTACTTCAAGTTTATTAATTGCGATAACGATATTATCTAAAAAGTCAAATTCTTCTACAACTTTATGAAAGACTTCGGGTAAGTCTTCAAAACACATAGAAACACCAACATCGTATTTTGATGTATCCACTGTTGCATTAAACTTTTCTTCATGTACATCATTTGTAAACCAAGGAAGATTCATGTAATCTTCTTTAGTCCATGTAACTTCTACAGTACCTTTAATCATCTTCACGTATTAAGTCGTTAGTTACACAATGAAAACATCCGCCCAATGTGATTGCATGTCTCATAGGCAACATAGCACACTCAATGCCGTGTTTCTCTAATTCTTTTCTAAGAGGTTCTTGTCGTTCTTCTAATGCAACTAAGTTTGAGTTAACTGAGAATAAGTTCATACTTACCCAGTTAGATGAATTACGATAATTCTGATAGTGTCCAATTGGTACAGGTTCTGGACACATAATGTAATCCCAATGTCTGAATGGTTCTGGTAATTGATCAACACTTTTAACTCTGCTTGGGTTAAGTAGCATCAAACCGTCTCTAAGAAAGCACACAGTTGAGTCTAAGTGCATATAACTATATATACCCTCTACTGTATGTACTTTACCGTCAACAATACTTTGTAATAAACTTGCTCCTGATTTATTACCTGAGTTAGAAACTAAGTATAACAAATCATCGTTAGCACGTAACACATTAGCGGCATCAAACGCCGGTTCTGCTTCTGTTAATGCTAATACATCCGGATCTCCTAAACAGTTTGTATTGTAAAGATCATCACTGCGTATAATATCATAAGGATGTACATTTTCTAAATGACGTTCATATGCTTGGTATTCATTTCGCCTAGCCCTTAGTGGCATAGGAGTAGCAATAGCCTTGTCTTTATAAACGATAACGGAATCCCGCGGACAGTAGTTGTAATAGTTACATTCTGTGATGTCAGGTCTTACTACCTCAGCGCCTTCTTTTCTCAAAAAGTCAGCAAATGTTTCTAAATCTTCATTTGCTTCATCAACGACAATTTGGGGGTACTTCCCTGTAGGAATGTCTAGTTCATCTTTTACGTCAGCATAATTGATATGTCGAAGGCTGGAGTCAACTTCTGGTATACGTGCATTGTCTGCAATACCTACGACTACCTTCTTTAATTTTCCCCACTCATTTTTGCTATACATACTATTATCTACTCCTATGTTAATATTTAGTATGGTAACGGGCACCCGTTAAAAATATCATAGGTGTCAAATTTTGTTAAATATACATGTAACGGGAGTAAACAATCAACGTATGGATTTTACACTACAATCTTTAGCAAGAAAAAATGAACCAAAGCCTAAACCGCCGACAGATGTAGGTGACGCAAGACACCACGACATGATGATGGCGATAGCACCCTATGCTAAACCAGCACAACAAAAGAACTTAACACCTGTTTACGTAGATTACAAAACACGTGAAACTACTATGGTATTAGTTTTGTGTCCTGAATGGTCTCCCTACATGCCTCCGTTTTCACTTGCACGACTATCAGGTATTGCAAAAGCATCAGGGTTTGAAACAACTATTATAGACTTAAACGCAATGGCGTATAGAGACTATAGAGCAGATTGGCAACCAAACGAAAAACTCCCGTTCAGACTTTGGGATCCATCGTCATCATGGCATTGGCTACCTGAATCATATTACCAAGATATACATCCTGTACTCAAACCTTTACTTGATGAACAAATCGAAAGAATCTTAGAGATGAAGCCTAGTGTTGTTGGTTTCTCATTATATTATATCTCAGAAGAACCAAGCAAGTACATGATGAAAGAGATTAAAGAAAGAGATCCAAGCATTAAGATTAGTGTAGGTGGACCTAATGTACATAAGAGTTGGTTTGACATACAAGACTATTACGATTATGTTGTGATTGGAGAAGGTGAAAAGAATTTACTAGTCATGTTAGAAGAAATCGAAGATGGCATCGAACATGAAAGTACAAAGATATTAGACCAAGAAGAAAGTGAAAGAATCAATATCAATAACTTACCTATGCCAGATTATGAGTCCATTGACTTTAGTTTATATGATGTACCTAATGGTGTCAACTCTGAGTTCAGTCGAGGCTGTACTGCTAAATGTACATTCTGCGAAGAAACTCACTTCTGGAGATATAGACAAAGACAGGCAGTAGATTTGATTGACGAAATCGAATGGTTGTATTATAATAAAGGCACAGATGTTATTTGGTTTATTGACTCACTCATTAATGGTAACGTTAAAGAGTTAAGAGCATTTGCACTTGCATGTAAAGCCAAAGGACTTAAAGTTAGATGGACTGGTTATGCACGTTGCGATAAACGTATGGACTTAGAATATCTACAAGACTTAGCAGACGGTGGTTGCATCATGTTTAATCTAGGTTGTGAGTCAGGCTCACAGAAAGTATTAGATGACATGCACAAAGGCGTAACTGTTGAAGCAATGGAACAAAACTTTATTGACTGTAAGAAAGTAGGCATTTGGTGTGCAACTAACTGGATCGTAGGCTTCCCAACAGAAGACTACCAAGACTATTCAGACACTATGACATTTATGTGGCGTAATAAAGACAACAACATGAACAACGCAGGACTCGGTGTTGGATACGGACTAGGCCCTGAAACGATTGTCGGACAGAATCCACATGCATACAATATTTCTTGGCACAAGTATCAAGGACATTGGATATCAAATGACTTTAAGATGGGCGGCACTCATGTAATGATGAGAGTTAAACTTATTCATATGTTCTTAGACTTCTTTGAGGGTATGTCAGAAGTACCTGTTACTTATCCTGTTAGAGACAATCTAAAGAAAGAACACTATCATATTGTATTAGATAATGAAAAAGCAAAAAAGGATGTGCCTTATGAAGAATTTGATTATCACATTATTAAAGAAAATATTAAAGATAAAAACGGAAATTATAATGTTTTTGCTAACCATCTTGTTAATGAAATTTGGCCTTTCTTAAGAAATCTTTGGAGAGCAAGAGGCGGATATACTGCAAACATTAGATTTAATCCTGAAATAGATTTAAAAGAGTTTGGACAACAATATGGTCCGGGAATGTTCAACGCAGATTATACTTTTAAAATTGATGATGACGGTGTATGGAAAGCAGATTTTAAAATGAAATTTGAACAAATAGATAATCCATATGATGACAGAGAAACTCCAGAAAACGGAGGACGTAAGGGTCCATTCTACGCACAAGACTATTCACGTATACAAGCAAACACTGCCAAACGTGCAAGAAAGTTAGCAAAAGCAGACTGGGACGTTAACGAAGGCAGATCAGGACAAGACTTTACTGATTTACTACGTGAAGAAGAAGAACTAAATGAAAGTATTGACTTTTCATTTGAATTAAATTGGAAAGGTAAAGGTGATTGGTCAGAGACTGATCAATATATTGTAACACTTGCAGAAAAAGCAGAAAGACGAGATAACACAAAAGATTTAGACTTGCCTGAAAAAGCAGAAATGGAACAAGCAATTTCATTAGACTCAATTATTAAAAAGAAACCTCAAGTGGGCAAACCAAAACTTGTCTCTAAATTTGATCCTAAACTATTACCATGAATCCAATATTAGAATTAGAACAAAAAGTATCAGACTTCTTCGGATCACCTTATGCCGTAGCAGTTGATTGTTGTACACATGGTATTGAATTGTGTTTGCGATTGCTAAATGAAGGTGATACTAAGTTTGATTATCAATACACATGTCCTAAGTGGACATACTTGTCAGTACCTATGACATTTGAAAAACTAAATTTAGAGTGGAACTTTACTGATGAACACTGGGCAGACAAATATATTATAGGTAACACTAACATCTATGATGCCGCAGTCTTATGGGAAAAGAATTCATATATTCCTTCAACTATGATGTGTATTAGTTTTCAACTTAAAAAACATTTAAGTTTGGGCAAAGGTGGAATTATATTACTTGACAATGCTGAAGATGCTGATATACTAAGACAGATTAGATACGATGGTCGTCCAGAGTTAGAGTCTCCTTGGGCAGATCAACAAATACAATTATTTGGTTATCATTATCAAATGACATATGAAACTGCACAGTTAGGTGTTGATAAATTTTCTGAAGCAATCTATAGAGCGCCTAAGAAATGGACATACAAAGACTATCCAAACTTATCAACATACGAAATTTTTAGTAAAGGAGTACAACATTAGTACTGAAACTGAAAGAGGTCACTTTGGAGTAACGTGGCAAAAAGAACACAAGTTGTTGCCTTATACTCGCCCTACATTATCAACGGAAAGAGTATCACTTTATCATAAAGAAGGTTACTTAACGAACACAGCAATTAACTTTACAGTAGAAGAATATGATGATCCGATAATTCCGCAGTGGGCAAGAGAAATAGAAAGAGTGTTTGGTTTGCATGATCAAGGTCTTAAATTTGTTCGTTTGAGTCAATATGATGTTATTCCTCCGCATGTACCTACAACTACAGATTATTGCATAGAAAACAAAGCAGATCCTGATGATGTAATAATTGGTTTGCTAATGTTAGAAGATTGGCAACCGGGTCATTTATTAGAAATTGATGGCACACCTCATACTAATTGGAAAAAGGGAGATTGGTTTAAGTTTTGGGCAGATAGAAAAGTATCATTTGCAAATGTAGGCAAAAAGAAAATGTATTTTGTTCAGTTAGTAGGTAAAGAATCTTATGTAGGTCAACTAGAACATTTGTTTCCTGTTATTGTACCTAATCAAAACGACAAACCTGAAACGACACATCCATTTATACAGACATCAATTATACCTCAAGTTAATCCAGTCAGAGATCAACAACAATTTGATTATGTGTATATGCATAATGGTTATATTAAAGAACTAGATACTATAGAACATGACGATTGGGGCAGAGATATGATCAATCAATATGGATTGACATTTTGGTTGTTTGAGCCTATGTGTTCATACTATGATGGAGAAGAATTTACGCAAGGATTCTATAGTGAGTTTTCTCATCCTGAAGACAAAAACCGAATGCGTTCTAAAGAATTAGATGCTATCCAACGTTATCAACATCGCAATGGCATTATGCCATGGATGATTACAGTAAATACTGGCGAGTATGGAATCAAAGAATCATATCCTCACTATGCTAACACATTAAATTTAGAATGTAAAGACTTGTATGTTATGTCACAACGTCCTATTGTAGGACTTAACCAGTTAATAAAACAAGATTTTCATAAGCACAAGTTTAATAAACATTTTATTTCATTAAACTGGAGATTTACAAAACATCGTCAGATTCTTGCAAATTTTTTAGCAGGAGAAAATGGATACTTAAGTTGGTATTTTAGTGACTCACTTGATGTCGTAAAAGACAATTTATATTTTGAAATCGACCAATGGATCACAACATCACCTGAAGTTTATGAACAGTTAGTTACTAACAATGCAAAGTGTCAAGCAAATGCACCTTATATCGTAGACAAACCAAGTGACGTAGGTATTGATTCACAAGATGCAATTTGGCCTAATGTAGCAGAATACAAAGACGGACAAACACCATCGTTATATAATACAAAAGAAACTATGCTAGGAAACTTCTATAGAGATGTATTTGTAGATATTGTAACAGAAACTAGATTCGCACAATCATGTGCAAACTATAGTGAAAAAGTATTGCAACCAATGCAATATATGAAACCGTTTATATTATTGGCACCGCCCCATTGTTTAAAATATCTTAAAGAGTCTGGCTATCAAACGTTTGATATGTTTTGGGACGAGAGTTATGATGAAATAGAAGATCACGGAGAACGTTTAAGAAAAATACTAGAGTTGATTAAATCAATTTTAGACAAACCTATAACAGAACTACATGATATGTATGAAAAGATGATGCCTATATTAGAACACAATAGAGAAACATATATGAAACTAACATGGAGCCCTAATTTTGATGACACGGAGTTTCATAACTAAATGCAACCGAGAGCAAAAGTATCTTATGGAGAATGGCTGTCATTTACAGGACATGGGGACACATACAAAAGTATAGTAAAGCCTTGTACTGATTATAAAGCAGGATCTTATTATGATGAAAGTGTGAAAGCCGCACAAATCATTTATGAAACTGCTGACTCACCGATTACTTGTTTATATGGTGGCGGATCTGATGGAGAATATGCAGTAAATTGTTTCTTAGATGCAGGTGTTCCTTTTACTACAGCAATATTAAGTTATGGTAAAGATTTTAAATGGAACGGACATGATACAAAATATGCATTTGAATGGTGTAAGAAACATAACATTGAACCTGTAATTGTTGACCTAGATTTAGAAGATTTTGTTGTTAGTGGTAGAATGATAGAAGTATGTGAAGAATCAAAATGTTGTGAATTTAGAATGACTAGCACAATGTTAGGTGCCAGTATGATTGACGGAACAGTTGTGATGTCTAACGAACCTTATGTAGAAAAGATAAATGACACGTGGTACTGGACAGAATATGAACGTATTAATACTTACGCAACATGGTTTGACTTACAAGGTATTAAAGGTACAAGTGACTTTGGATCATATACCGCAGAACAAGTACTTGCGTTTTTAGAAGAACCTTATGTACAAAAATTAGTTTCAAATAAAACACAAGATAAAGATTCTGTACCGGCAAAACATGTAATATATAATCAACAACACTGGGAACAAATAAAAAGACCTAAGTATACAGGATGGGAAAGATTTCAAAGAACAGAATTGTTTGAGTCATTAAATGTACGGAACGACATGTTAAAGTTTAAAAATAAATATAATGGCGTTGTAAAAATAGAATATGATGAAATAGTAAATATATTAAAAGGAACATAGAATGAAAAAAGAAAAGATATTACTAATTGCTGGATGCTCACACGCCGCAGGATCTGAGATCGACGGAGAAGAAGATTCAAAATATAACAGAGACAATTCCTATGGTGCATTAGTTGCTAAACATTTAAAACGCAAGCCAATTAATATTGCACAAGTGGGTGCATGTAATACAGGCATAAGCAGACAAGTTATGCAATGGTTTCATAATTGTTATAACCCAGATACTATGAATGTCAATGTACTTGTATCTTGGACAGAGCCTACTAGATTAGAAGTGCCTAGTGAAGCAGAACGCAACTACGAAAGTGCATCACATTCTACAGCATGGTATGAAAAGGGCAGTGATTACTTTTATAAAGTTATCATAGGCTGGCACGGTGGAGATGAGGAAGAACAAAGATATACTCCAGACTTGCATAAATTTATGACCAATCATCAACCTTACTTAGAATATCAAACATATCAATTGATCTTACAAATACAATATCTATTACAAGCAAATAAAGTTCCTTACATGATGTTAAATGCAATGCCATTCTTTTTAGATGATATCAATGCTATCAAAAATCTTCTGCCCTTGGTAGATGACAATAAATACTATCAGTTAAACAATAAAGACGAAGCATTTTATCAAAAATATCAACGTCTGGGATATGTCAACGAAAAAGCAAAGTATTGGCATCACGGCGAAGAACCGCATAAATTATTTGCTGATGAATTGATTAACTTTAATGAGGAATATAAATGTTTAAAAAGATAATCGATAAGATTAAACATCTCTTACGTAAGATTGCAGACTTCTTAAAGACTCCTTACATCAAATACAAACGTGAAAAAGAATATAAGAAACGTTTAGCAGAACTTAAGAAAAGAGATCCGTTCATTTACAAATGAGAAAGTATATAGGTATAAGTTGTGGATTCCATGACGCCGGCGTATCTGTAATTGATAGTGAGGGTGAAATACTTTTTGCTGGACATAGTGAACGATACAGTAAACAAAAACATGACAAAGATTTGTGTCCGGAAATCATTGATGAAGCATTATCGCATGTAGATAGAAATGAAATGGTGACATTTCATTATTATGAACGTCCTTGGGTAAAAGCCTGGAGACAATTCAGAGCAGGCCAAAAGTTAGGGCCTTTCAGTTTTTCTACAATCTTAGGTAAAGACATATACGAAACATTAACTGACGTAGTTACTAGATTCTGGTCTTGGGCATTTACAGATGGACACGTCCCAAACATTATCACTACACACCCGCATCATAAGTGTCATGCGGCAGCCAGTTTTCAAACATCAACATTTGATGAAGCAACCGTAGTTGTTATTGATGCGATCGGCGAATCTGATTGTGCAACTATATGGAAAGCACACTATAACAAAAGAGGTGTTGCAAAGTATAAGAAACTTTGGACACTTAAGTATCCTAACTCTATTGGATTATACTATAGTGCAATGACAGCAAGATTAGGACTGCGTCCACTAGACGAAGAATACATCTTAATGGGTATGGCCGCTTACGGAGAGCCTAAGTATGTTAAAGACTTAGAAGAAAAGTTTGGCGCACATACAAATTCATTACTCTTTAAAGAAAATACTCACATTGGTATCGATGATTCATTCTTAGAAGGTGCAGACGAGTTCGACATAGCCGCATCAGCACAAGCATATGTAGAACAACTTATTAAGATAGTAATGAGCAAAGCAAGCCAATTAAACGATAGTGATAACTTAGTCTATGGTGGTGGAGTTGCACTTAACTGTTCAGCAAATAGATTCTTAGGTGATTACTTTAAGAACATTTGGATCATGCCTAACCCAGGTGATGCTGGTAACTCATTAGGGGCCGCGGCATTAGGCTACGGTCGCAAATTAAATTGGAAAAATGCATTCTTAGGTACAGATATTGTAGGCGTGTATCCAGTAACAGAGACTATTAAAGCATTAAAGACAGATAAGATCGTAGGGATAGCCTCTGGTCGTGCTGAGTTCGGTCCTAGAGCATTGGGAACTAGATCATTACTAGCAGACCCAAGAGGATCAAAGATTAAATCAGAAGTAAACAAGATTAAAAAGAGACAACAGTTTAGACCGTTTGCTCCTATGATACTAGAAGAACTAGTAGACGAATACTTTGACATGCCTAAGAATTGGAACAACTCGCCTTACATGCAAGTTACTGCTCCATGTAAGCATCCTAAGAAGTTTCCTGCTATCGTACATAAAGACGGCACAAGTAGAGTACAAACAGTTCCAGATGACGGTACAGGTATTCGTAGATTGCTAGAAGCATGGTACAAAGAAACAGGATGTCCTATCTTGTTAAACACATCACTAAATGTACGAGGCGAACCTATGGTTAATGATAGATCCGACGCAGATCGATTTGAAAAACTTTACAAGACCCGCGTAATTTCATAAGTATATAATATGCTTAGAGACGTATTTTACTTTGGTGAAAAACCAAATGTTCACCCTAGAGAACGACAAGTTTTCGATATAGATGAGGCTCGCAAAGAAGCCACTACTGATCACTTTTGGATAATCAATGAGTTTTGTGATTACACAGGATTTGATTGGGAATTTGATTTTGATTTTTTACCAGATGAAGACGTTTGGGCAGAAGAACACAACAACATATGGCCTAGTCAACATCAAAAAGATTCAGGTACATGGTTATGTGCAAACGAACAAAGTGATATCAGAGTCTATCGTGCAGACGTTGCACCTATCAAACGCAAATCAATTAAAAACGACTGTTGGAAATTATTCGATGCAATCGATGAAACAAAATTTGACTTCTCATGGCATCCAGATCCAAATGACCCTCCCTACATTTATGTATGGGGAAGTAAATTTGCAGAAGCAGAACAAAAAAGTGTCGTAGAATATCATACACCCGATAATGTAGGACATGTTAAGTACATGGATACTATTGTCGAACTTGAACCACAAATGTCTAGGTGGAAATTTAATGAACCTATCGATGAAAGTAAAGTAGACTTTACATGGCGTCCAGACCCACTAGACACAGAGCCATTCATTTATGTATGGGGAAGTAAGTGGGCACCAGCAGAACAAGTACCTATCATGGAGTATCATGTACCAGGCAATGACGGTACAATTAAGTATATTGATACCCCTGTTGATTTAGCAATAGATATGTCTACTTGGGAAGTCTTAGAAGAAATAGAAAAAGATTCATTTGACTTTACGTGGAGACCTGATCCAAACGAAACAGAACCATTTAATTATGTGTTTGGTAATCAGTTATACGATGGCACAATTATGCCTACACTTATCTATAAAGTAAAAGGTGCTAAAGCAGTTAAACATATTACTGAATATGCTCCTAAATTAAAATCAAAACCAGAGTTATTTGATTTTAATGAAGATATTGAAATGCATATGTTTGATTTTAGTTGGAGACCTAATCCAACTAGTCCACCTTACATCTATGCATGGGGCAATCAATGGAACAAAGTAGAAGACAAAGTGAGTATAGAGTTTAAAGTAGAAGGAGCAACTGAGTATCAGTTTATGCCAGAAACAACTGTGCGTATGCCTTCTCCAATTAATTGGACTGTACCAGATAACATTCAAAAGTATTCGTTTGACTTCAGTTGGGAACCTAATCCTAACGAGCCAGCAATGATACATGAGTTTGCTACTCAACATCAAAAGACAGGTGGACCTATCTATACTGTACCTGATGCGACTGAAACAAAATACGAAAATATATTTTATGCAATAGCATTGCCGACAGAAGATAAGTGGGAAATACCTGACAACATAAACAAAGATTTATTTGACTTCTCATGGCATCCTGATTCTACAGAACCTGTGCCATACATCTATCACTTCCCAACTCAGTGGGCAATGTCAGGTGGACCTATCTATCGTTGTGATGATGCAGAAGAAGTTAAGTATGTTGATGCACAACAAGCAACAGCATATCATCAAATGTGTAACTGGGAGTTTGATCCTAACGTTATTGATGAATCTACATTTGATTTTTCATGGCACCCATATGCAGAAGATGAACCGTACATTTATCAATTTGGTACTCAATGGCAAAAGACAGGTGGTCCAAGGTATATAACTCCAGGCGTGCATGAGGGTAGTGCTGTCAAATATATAGACACAAGAATTTTAAAAGCAACTCGTTTAGCAAATACAAACAATTTTAAAGTATTGAATGATTATTGTATCAAAGGGTTTGACTTCTCATGGCATCCAGACGATACATCAGATCCGTTTATCTATCAGTTTGGTAATCAATATTATCCTGCTGAACAAATGCCTACGTTAGAGTATAGAGTCATTGGAGCAGACGAAGTTAGTTATGTTAATGACTTGATAGCAACATTAGGACATGATAAAACAAACTGGGAGATACCAGAAGACATAGACGTAAGTGAGTTTGACTTTAGTTGGAAGCCTAATCCAAACGAACCAGCAATGATACATGAGTTTGGTACGCAATGGCAAAAGACTGGTGGTCCAAGATATCATGTAGAAGGAGCAACTGAAGTAAAATATGAAACACAGTTTAAAGCAAAAGCATTACCTAACAAAGATAACTGGACTATACCTGAAAATATTGATAATGATAAGTTTGATTTTAGTTGGCATCCGGACGCAACAAGTCCAGCATACATTTACAGATTCCCAACTCAGTGGGCATTAAGTGGTGGACCTGTTTATACAGTTGAAGGTGCAGAAGAAGTTAAGTACGTAGAAGATCAAGTATCTAAAGCATTGCCCTGCAAAGACAATTGGGAAGTTAATACTAAACTCATTGATGAAGATGATTTTGATTATAGTTGGCATCCATATGCAGAAGACGAGCCGTTTATCTATCAGTTTGGTACTCAATGGCAAAAGACAGGTGGACACAAGTACATTACACCTGGCGCACACGAAGGCAGTGCTGTCAAGTATATTGATACACGTATTATAAAATCAAAACGATTACCTGATCCTAACAATAGACATTGGGGAACGTTAGGTAACTATAAGATTAAAGACTTTGATTACAGTTGGCACCACGATGAAACAGACGAGCCATTTGTTTATCAGTTTGGTAACAAGTATTATTCAGCAGAAGAAATGCCTACGATTGAATATAGAGTCGTAGGTGCAGAAACAGTCAAATACGTACATGATGTAATAGCAACATTAGAAGAAAGTGATGACGGTTGGGATATATCAGATGACTTAGACACTACAAGTTTTGACTTCGGTTGGAGACCATCTCCACTTGAAGATCAACCGTACATTTATCAATTTGGTACTCAATGGCAAAAGACAGGTGGACCTAGATATATAGTTGACGGAGCAACAGAAATAAAATATGTTGAAGGAAACATTGCACACAAACTACCTAATCAACCTTGCAAATGGACTATCCCCGAAGGCATCGACATCGATGGTTTTGACTTTTCGTGGCATCCAGATGAGTTAGATGAGCCATTCATTTATCAGTTCGGTACACAATGGGCACTTACAGGTGGTCCAACGTATACAGTTGAGGGAGCAACTAAAGTCAAATATGTCGAGCAACCAGTTGCAACCTCGTTAGATAGTGGTGACAGAACAAACTGGAAAGTCCCACAAGATATCGAAGACTTTGATTTTAGTTGGCACCCATATGCAGAAGATGATCCATTTATCTATCAATTTGGTACACAGCATCAAAAGACAGGTGGTCCAACATATACAGTAGACGGCGCAACAGACATTAAGTATGTTGATACAAGAATTATTAAAGCACGTAAATTAGCAAACAGCAAACGTATGCATTGGGTAGTACCCGGTGACTTAGACGTAAGTACGTTTGACTTCTCATGGCATCCAGATGAAACAGCAGACCCAGCAATCTATCAGTTTGGTAGTGTTGTTGGTAAAGACGACGGTCCTAAATACGTTCAGCCTGGTAATGACGGTAAAGTTTTATTTTTGCAAACTATTGAAGCAGACAATGTTATCCCAGATGAGATAGATGTTTACTTTATAGAAACAACGTTAGAAGATTTAGTAGCACAACACCCAGACGAAGTATTCTGGGCATTGAATATGGACTTAGTTTACACAGACTTTGACTTTAGTTGGAGACCTGATGTTTATCAATCTAATTACATTCACGCATTTGGTTCTAAAGACAATATCAATACACAAACATATTTTGTGAACTCAGCAATCTTTAAAGATGCAACAATTAACTATGTTGAAACCGATTCTATAGGAGAAATACAAGCCAACTTAGATATGTTTTACGTTGATAGAGGAAACAAAGAATCAAAAGAACGTTTTGCAAAATTACAGGAGAGATATCCTAACATACAAAAAACAAGATACTTAAACTCATGGGTAGAAACTACTCGTAGATGCATTAATAGATCAACAACAAGTTTGCTTTGGGTACTAAACTCAGAATTAGATTATGAAGAATTTGATTTTGATTATTATCCTAACCCTTGGCAGATGAAGATGGTTCATGTGTTCGGTACACAATGGTCACATTGGGGTACAACATACCTAGTTGCTAGAGAAACGTTTAATGAAGACACCAAATACATTAATGTTATCGAACATTTGGACAACTTAAACTTTGTTAAAGATATTAGAGCAAGAGCCACTGAATGTGTTTATGATATTGTAGTTGTAGATCATGGCAATAAACAAACAGAAGCCGTTGTTAAACAATTACAAGATAAAGCACCAAGACAACGTGTAAGCACCATCGAACATGATACTGATTATCTTACTACATTGAAAAGGATTGTTAAAGATCAATCCAAACGCAAAGAACATTACATATGGATAGCATCATCAATCTGTGATTACAGTGACTTTGATTTCTCTTATATATGTGATCCATTTGCACGTGATCAATTGCATGTTTTCCCGAGCAGTAAGCAAAAGTTTGGAGATACATTCTTTATAGACGTTAATAAAACACGTGAATTGATCGACAACATGGAATCATTAGAAGATTACGAGAAGATAAACTACAATCAAACACTGCGTACACAACGTCTGAGAGCGCCTGTAATCGTTTCTGAGAGTGATACACATACAAAGTCGTTAAAAGATATAGATGAGTTTCCTTATGTAACTTTAGTATCTAAAACAGACGAAGACATACAAGTAGTAGATGAAGAACCTATGTCACTTTGGACAGCAGAGTCTAAAAACATTATAGTACAATCAACTGGAGCAACAAGAATTATAGTTCCGCGTGAAGTTAAAGATCATGTAAAGAGAGAACTATATGAATACCCTTACATTAAGAATGCAAATCGTCTTGCACTATCGAAGCCGATGGATATTGTTTTCTTGTCGAACGGAGAGACTGGCGCAGAGGAAAATTGGGAACATCTGCAACGCATTACAAAAAACATACCAAACAGAGTAGTAAGAGTAGATGGTGTTGATGGTCGTGTACAAGCATATCACGCATCAGCAGAAGCAAGTGAAACACCTTGGGCGTTTACTGTATTTGCTAAACTGAAAGTCTCTCCTAAGTTTGACTTTAACTGGCAACCAGATCGTATGCAACAACCTAAGCACTATATCTTTGAAGCAAAGAATCCAGTCAATGGCTTAGTCTATGGACATCAGGCTATGATTGCATACAACAAAGACTTAACACTTAAGAACTATGGTTATGGATTAGACTTTACATTAGATGACGAACATGCTAGTGTGCCCTTACTATCAGGTATAGCACAGTATAACACAGATGAGTTCTCTACATGGCGTACAGCATTCAGAGAAGTGATTAAGTTATTAGTCGATGATACAGAGATTAGTAAGAAACGATTAGAAGCATGGTTGAATGAAGCAAATCCAGATCAGCCTTTCTTCCAAGAATCTATTAAAGGTGCAATCTGTGGAGAAGAATACTTTGAAGAAGTCGACGGTGACTTTGAGAGGTTACGTTTAAGTTATGAATGGAAATGGCTCAAAGAACGTTATGAAGAAGTTTCGTATTAATCGCCGTTAGGACTATTTTGCAAGGCTAGTCCATTATAATCCCACCACTTTTCACTAACATCGTCCATAGCCTTTTGAAACTCTGGACTATCCCACATTTCTTTAAAGTTAGGATTGTCATCATATAAAGTACTAAAGTCTACATAATTATCGGCAGGGTCTGCAATGTCTTCCCAAGTCCAAAATAATTTTTTAGTGTCATCAGGATCAACATCCATAGCCGCTTGAATTTTATTGACAATTCTTTCGCCGTCTGGATCTTCATGTTCTCCACCGTCATCGTCCACTTCATAGCCGTTGTATGTTTTTATTTTATCTTTCATGTTAATAATTAAAAGAGGTCCTCTTTTATTATACTGATCAAAATAATTGGCAGACCTAGT